CACAAACAAATACGATTTACCCCCACATATAATTGATATGTTAAATCTGTCTGAGCGTCCAGAAGAGGGGGTGATTCGTATAACGTCATTGATCGATAGCCCTTTGATCCGACGGCTGATGATTGACAAGTGGGACCAGATCACGGAGGATTATTCTGACCTATTGCCCGCAGCGGCAGGAACTATCTTTCATGCCTATGCGGAATCAATAGATACACATGAGTTAATGGCCGAGCTAAAGAATATAGTATCTGGAGATCTGAGTAAATCCAGCAGAGAGCTTTTATCAAATCTTCAGCGGGTGTTAAGTGACCATTCGACAGTTATACGGGAACGTCGTTTGTCTGTGGAAATAGATGGCTGGACCGTAACTGGGCAAACAGACCATTATGAACCGAAGACCGGAGTCATTCGGGATACAAAGTTCACCAAGGTGGGATATCTTAGCTTCAACTATGAGAAACTGACAGCTCAGATGAACTGCTATGCTTATCTGATAGAAACACACGGAGGAAAGGTAACAGAGTTGCACGGGGATCTGTGGTACAAGAATTGGGACTGGAAAATACCTTTGTTTCAGCCGGATCTGGATTATCCCCCTATCTCGTATCAGCCTGTCAAGGTTCCTCTCTGGACAATGGCACAACGAAAACAGTATATCAAGGATAGGCTTCACTATCACACCATGGCAGACAGAGATATGTGTTCAGCAGATGAGAGATGGGAAACCCCCTCGACCTTCTCAGTGATGAAGCCTGGGGCATCAAGATCTTTGAGAAACCTAAATACCAGGGTAGAGGCAGAAGCTTGGATCATTGGGAAGAATAAGAAGGGTGTTGAAGTAGTTGAGAGACGTGGAGGGTCTCTACGTTGTTTACATTTCTGTGCCCTGGGAAAATCAGGTATATGCCCCTTTTATAAGGAGAATGTTAAATGAAAATGCAAGAAGCTATGGATATCTTAAACAACAAGCCAAAAGGATTTATGGTCAGCTTTGAACGCATAGAAGGGTGCATGTTGGCGTCAGATCATTTTCCCGATAAACATGCGGGAGAGACGCTGATTGCAACAGAATATGAAGCATGGGAGCTGGCTAGGGCATTTGCTCGTGCAACTGAAGGTAAAACTTGTAACCTATACGTCATAGACTCACACTTTGTCCCGGTAGAGGCGTATCATGCCAGGCGTATTCCTAACAGGGAGGAGAATGTGAGATGTTTGTAACTATATTAACAGAAAACGCTGAATATAAGGATAGTTTTCCCAAAGCATACCTTGATGAAGATAAAGCCATCAGTGTTGGCAAGAAAAATTTGCGTGAGAATGGTGGAAGTTGGGATAGCTGGGATGTTGTTACTTTAGAAGTAATAGAATAACGCTGAGAGCTCTTGAGAGGCCGCTGAAGGGCCTAACCCCTTTAAGGGGTACTAGATAGCCATAAACATAGATGGTGGCTCTAAGGGGCCTTTACGGACCTCAGGAAGGATGTGAGATATGAGTCAGTTCGCAGAGTATCACAATAATCATCCTATTCGGAAGCTGACCCCTAAAGAGGAGTATGAGTTAAGGGAAGCTATTGATGACCTGGATTTTCAGCCCCCACTTGAATCGATGCTGACCCCTTGGGAACAATATGAACTGGATCAAGAAAGAGGCTTGACATGAGAAATTGGTGGTGTAAAATGTTTCATTGGAGGTTTTATGGGCTTCATCTAGGTATGACCCCATGCCCCGACGTGCAGTTTCAGTTCTTGTACTGCGGTAAATGCCAGAAAATGATAGGGCACACAGAACACATGTTTGGTGCGTTCAAGATGGGTCACAGAGACTGTTGACAGAAAGGAATTTGACATGGTATCTCAAGAAGAACAGGATGCAATAGAAGAATTTAAGAGGATAATGAGCCTCCCAGTGACCGAGGACGAGATGATTAGCATAATTTGTAAGGGCTTTCAAATTGAAAACGATAAGGGGCCTGCAAAAGGCTTAGAAAGGACTTGACATGAGCCTAGAAATGAAGTATTTTGTGCTGAAGCCTCAGGGATTGACGGCACATGCTAGGGCATCAAGACACGCTATGTATGCTTATGCCCATGAAATAATGGTTGATGATGAGCAATTGGGTGTTGAGTTGCTAAAATGGGTAGAAAAAGAAGAACAGGATGCTGACAATGCATAAAAGTATTTGGTACGCTACTAAGGGTAACACCGATTGGATCTTTGAACGACCTGATGTTTATGATGCTTTCATAGATTCCATTCCTGTAGGTGAGAAGCTGAAGATCACAATCCAGAACCCACAGGAGGATAAGACACTGCCTCAGTTGCGTAAATACTATGCAGGGCCGGTGAAAGCACTCCAAAGTGTTGGTTATTCTAAGCAAGAAGCTGATGGCATCTTGAAGAGACAGTTCTTGACAAGAAACAAGGGAGAGAAGGGGGAATACGTAGCGTCAAAGGCAGACTTGACCAAAGATGAACTGCGAGTGTTAATAGACGAGTCAATAATGTGGTTAACTAGTAATGGCTTATTTGTTGAATGAAAGGGTAAGACAATGTTTGAGATTGTAGAAACGCCAGAAAAAGACACAAAAAGAACAATCAATATGAGGGATATGAAACCCTTGCAGGTAGGTAAAATAGTGGGGGATACTATTTATGTGGGTCATATTGTTATGAAAACCCAAATGAATGGCGGCACCGAGGTCCTAGACCTGTCACATCCTGAATCGGGTTCTTGGTCTAGGGGTACTCTGACCGTTGAACTACTCCCCCCTGGAGAAGAGGTGCATCTGAGACTATTTAATGAGGTGATAGAATGAAAGTGCGTTTAAAGACATTAGATGAGATGTTTCAAGAAGGGCTGACACTAGCAGTAAAGCCAGACCGTGTGACCTGTAAGAACAAAGAAGGATTTTATAGCGATGATGATTCACAAACTGCACAAAAAACACAAGAGTTCTACGAGACGGAATGTTTAGGAAGCAGTAGCTACTACTCCGTTTCATGCCCCGGCTCAAGAACTGGGATGTGGGCCAAGTGGGCCTGTGAGGTCAAAGAGGAGGTTGCAGTAGATACTGGCTCAACAAAAGAAGACCTGATCGTTGCCCATAGCAATGGTTGGACCACTCGCACCAAAGGCAAAAAGTTATTTGCCACACAGGGTCAAGGTAACGAATTTGAGGTAGCAGCCCCATCAAGACACATGACACACGAGGAAGTCGAACATGAGTTGGGTTATAAATATGTAATACTACCATTTTAAGAAAGGAACAAGACATGTCGCCATACCAACAGAACAGGACCAAAGTCAACACAGAGAACATCAATGTATACGGAATAAATAAAGATGGTAGCCGAAAGGAGTTCTACGACACAATTGGGCAAGTATTGACCTTCAGTGATGGCGAGCGGGTTGTCGTAATTAAATGGCCGAAAGCGTGGGGTATTATTGAGCCTGTGCCGCAGCGGGTACAACAAGGTGGACAACAGCAGCAATATGTTCAACCAACCCTACAGCAGGCTCCACCACAACAAGCAGCCCCAGTAGTAGTTCCGCAGGGTGAAATACCGTTTTAAGAAAGGAACAGAGCTGGTGGCGTGTTATCACGTGGTCGGTACATCCAAAAACGCAGAATATGAGAGCCGACTCTGGCCCAGCTCATATATCAGGGTCAAGGAGGACCTTTCTTTTGGAGGAAGCATGGATATTTTATTTTATCTTTTAGCGGGTCACATGTTAGCGGATTTTGCATTGCAGAGTGATGCAATGGCAAAAGGAAAGAACCGGAACAACAAAACAATTCCTCCGCCTGGGGCAAAGTACACTCCTTGTTGGGGCTATTGGCTGACAGCTCACAGTGGGGTACATGCATTGATGGTGGCATTGGCTACGGGAAGCTGGGTACTGGGAGCATGTGAGTGGGTCATACACTGGGTAATTGATTTTCTAAAGTGTGAAAATAAGTTTGGTGTACATGTAGACCAAGCATTACACATAGGATGCAAGATTACTTGGTTTTTGTTCATTGTCATAGAAACGTAATGAGAAAACAGAAACACATGCTTAGATACTGCCCGTCATGCGGCACCAAGCATCGGATAAATGAGTGGGGAAAATACTATGTGGGCTTTACAGTCTACCACACATCCACAGGTTCCAGTCCAGAACCGCTACTAGTTTGTACCCAGTGCAACTATACTTTTGGTATAAAATGGAAGCGTCGGAAATGAATTTAGAAATAGTCCATGAAAATGCTGATGAGATCCTGGCCTTTTGCTGCTTCCACAACGACACAGGCAGGCCAAACATGTTGTTGAACAAATCGGGAGAGTTCGCAGGGAAATATGTCTGCTGGTCCTGCGGTGCCCGGGGAAACATTGCAGATCTTGGGCTGGAGGTAGACGTCAAGAAAACCAGGCGCAAGAAGAAACAATCTCCGAGAGAGATGCACGGGATATGGGCCGAACTGCCTTACGCAGATGAATGGATCGTGCCCACGGAACATCTGAGAGCGTATGGTGTAAAATGGAACAAGGAAGAACAATGTTGGGTATGCCCCATGCTGAACCCTAAAAGTCAGATATGTGGGCTTCAGCGACGGTTCAAGAATGGCAGGAAGATATGTGTCAGTGGGTCCAAGTTGGGAGTGTTCACCACGTCAGCCCCCTGGCAGGAAAAATTAGTAATATGCGAGGGTTATTCGGATACTGATGCAGCAGCCACACTAGGATTCTGGTCCATTGGACGCCCCTGTGCCGCTGTATATAAACCAGTGGTGGATTGGATCTGGGCACACGGTGCGAACAACAATAGGATTGTGATTATATCAGACGGGAATGAAGTAGAACGAGCAGCAGCCGTGGAGCTATCTGATCGAATAAGACTAGGCCATCGCCACGTTAGAGTTGAGTACCCAACCCACAAGGACTTATCTGAGGACATTGCAGCAGGTCTAGGAGATCAATGGATAGAAAGGATACAAAATGGGACTAGGATCTAACAGAATTCCAAAGAGCAACCGATCAATGGCCATCACAGCATATCTGAGCAATATCGATGTCTTGGATCACACAGAATATGTTTGCAGTTTAGAGCCAGATCGTCCAGCAAGATATAAAATGCTGTCAATATTTGTGAACACCTTCAAAAAAGGTGGATCAGACATGGTCTTGGCGTGAGAGGCTCTCACAGCCTGCTGGAGCGACGATCTCTTCTAAGGGCCACTAGACAGCCATTAAAAGAGATGGGGCCTTGTACACCCCTTCACGGGCCTCAGGAAGGAAACTATGACTAGGAAACAACAGGCAGCAGAAATCAGGAGGTTGAGGAAGGTATACTTCAACTCTCAGCATCCCAGCATGTGCAATTATTTGGTGAGACAAACGACAGAAAGGAGAAAGAAGAGATGAGCAAAGCAATCATTGTAACACTGGACAACGTAAGACCACATCCCAATGCAGATAGACTGAAGCTGGCCACAGTACTAGGGCAACAGATAGTGGTGGGTCTAGAGGCCTACGAAGGGCAGGTGATGGTGTTCTTTGACTCCTCCCTGAGGATTGATCACCGCCTTCTGAGAGACAACAACCTTTATGCCAAGGCAGAGCTTAACAAAGACCCAACTGTGAAGGGTTACTTCTCCAGTAATGGGAAGGTGAAGTGTCAGAACTTCAGAGGAGAACCATCAGAGGGGTTTGTGATGGGTCTATTATCTGTAGGGGTGTGTTACCCAGCGGTGGGTCATGAGTTTGATAGCGTGGACGGACAGCCCGTGTGCAGCAAAGCCGTGCTGGATGTAAAACTATTTAAGCCTGGAACGGCCTTCAAGAACTTCCCCAAGCATTGGGACACCAAGCAACTGATGAGAGAAGGTCTGCCAGACAACACTGAGTGCTGGGTGGAAGAAAAGGTTCATGGAACCAGTGCAAGAGTGGCCAAGATTAAGAACGAAAAGAAATGGTGGCAATTCTGGAAGCCAGATTGGGTTGTGGTCAGCGGTACTAGACGAAAGGACAACCTCTTGGGGCATATACCGCTTGTTCGTCAAGCTCTAGAAAACCAAGTAAAGGATCAACTGAAGTGTGGGGAACAGATATATGTGGAGATCTATGGGTTTGGTGGCGGTATTGCGCAGAACAAAGAAATACAGCCAGGGTTCCATTATGACTGTAAGCCAGGAGAATTTAAGTTCCTGCTTTACAGAGTAACAATGACTGGACATAATTGGTGGGTAGAGCTTCCCAGGAAAGAGGTTTACAGGAGGGCCGAAGAACTTGGGTTGGTGAAACCACATTTACTAGAAATAAACTCATACGATACCCCGGAAACAATCTCAAAATGGTGCAACATAAAACATTCACACTACGACCCCAATACTCTGATGGAAGGTGTATGTGTATGGTTCCAGAAGCCTAACCTAGCATGGACCTGCTTGAAGCATAAGTCCCCAGAGTTCCTAGCTCTCACTAGTAAACAGTTTGACAAGGGAGAAGGTGATGTAGAAGATGGGCTGTAAGAAACCAAACACCCCTAGATCTCACATTAAGAATTGTCTTCGCCAGCTAGTCTTACGGTCAAGAGAGAGGGCGAGAGCACTTAAAGCCACGGGATACTGCTGCACCGATTGTGGTATCAAGCAAAGCAAAGCAAAGGGACGAGAGGTGGCCATACAAGTACATCACGATCCCCCGTTAGAAGATCAATGGGAAGAAGTGATTGATAGGGTGGTGGAGTTATTAGCGTCCCCACAATATCCATTATGCTGCCCCTGCCATGACTTACGACATGGAATATTACACCTATGAACAAAGCAATCAAAAATAAGATTGAATGCCTGCTAACTAAGATAGGGAAGACGTGTTGCTGTGCGATATGTGGTATGGTTCCTGCTTGTCTGCACCATATTCTGCCCAAAAGCACGCATCCACATCTGATTGCACAGCCTCTTAACTTATTACCTTTAGGCAACACGCACCACACACTGAGTGATATCTTAGCCCCTCACAGCAGTAATTGGAGAGCGAGGATAGCTTTTGACAACTGGCTCACAGAGAATCGACCTGAACAAGCAGCATGGATAGACGAGATGAGAAACGCAGTCCCGAGTCATGTTGACTGGGAAGCGGAATATCAGAATCTAAAAGACAATCAACACAACATTCATTGAAAGGAACATCATGTTAAAACAAGTATCACTAGCAACATCAGAGGTAGTAACCCTGACAGAAGTAGCAGAGGAAGATCCCATCTTTGCAAAACGAGGCGGGGTCTTGAGGGGCATGGTTGTCCAAGAGTTATCGGGTTGGATTTTGAAAACTGGTGGCCTTACTGGAGCCTATGGGTACTACAAAAGTCGTACAGAATGTTTAAAACGCGGGTTAACACTGAACTACAAATTCTTTGTTGACTCAGCCAATTAAGACAATCAGTACGGTGACAGCAGCAGCGATCAAACAAGTGGTCAAGGATACGGTCCACCTCAAATGGCTTGTGAGGTGTCGGTCAAACGCAGCGCGGAGCCATTTAAGATCTGCTCGAGTGGCGGCAGCATTTGCTTTGATCTCAGCAATGTCTTCAAACAATTGATTTGACATTTTCTTTTCCTAGGGCCAAGGATGGCCTTTCCTTTTGGAGCAAATATGACGAAAGTTAAACAACTTGAAAAACTATTTGGTGGTAAATGGAGATACTTAGGACCAGCTTACTGGGAATGCGATGACGGGAAACATCATGTATGGGCTTTTGGCACTATCAATTGTGACAGGGATGTCTTTCCAGACCTTCTTTATAGCACCGACTACCAACTTTTCCGTGATAACAAATTTATGCAGCATGTTTACCTATCCTGAAACAACAATCTGAGGGCTCTTTTCTTGGCATCCCTGACTCTCTCAGCCACCCGTGTTTTCCTGCCAGTTAACCTCTTATTCAGCTCCGCAACCAACAACAGACGAAAAGCTCCAAAGTCCTTGTCATTGAGACGAGTTTTCTGTTGAGTGCGAGACACAGACAATGCAATCCCGTTCTCAGCCAGCAATGCTTGATTTGCTTGACTAAGCTTACCCGTTACAAATGCTCCATCCTTCCGTTCCCTCTCCTGCTTCTTGGCAATGAAGTCACTGACCTTCTTAGGTTCCTTCTTTACCTCCTCATCAGCAGCGGCAAATGCCTCTTTGTTCTTCCTTGACAATGACTTCCTCTGTCTAGGAGTTAGGTCAATGAAATCTTTTCCATGGGCTTCTTGTGCAACCCTGTTCTTTAAGGCTGTTCTCTTTTTGAAAGGACTATCCTTGAAAGTCTGACCACCTACCGAAAGCATAGAGGCAACACCGGAGGCAGCAATACCGGGTGCTCTTTTGATAACTGCCTGGTACATCTCTTCCAGCGTACCATCTTCCTCCATCGTGTCATACATTGTCTGCAAAATTTCAGGTGTAATCTTGTCCAAGATAGCTTGATGAGCCTTGATATCATCCCCTATCCAGTCCTTACCTGTTCGCAACTCATTAAACAATCCAATTAACGGAGCTTCTCTAGAAGTAATATAACGCCCTATTATTTCTCCGGGATTTTTAACGGTTTGACCACCAACCCTGGTTACCGGAACTTCAGTTCGCTTCTCTCTAAGATTCGAGTAAGCTGCCACAGCCAAACGAGCCATTAGCGTATAAAATGAGGCATCGCCGCCGTGTATATCTTTGCGATCATTCTCAATTCGCACCTTACCAAAATCAGAAGACAATGGATTAGCTGAATCCCCATCCTCACCAGTGAAATGTTTCCGGACCAGATCACCCATGGACCCAATGGCAACCATCTTAGCTACATTGGAGGCCACCATCTCAGCAGCAAAACGACGAGATCCGGGCTTATTCAAAACATTAGCAATCTGTGCTGGCCGAGAAAAAGTAACCCCCGGAGAAAAAAGCACATATCCAGCCGCCTTCTGAATATTCTGACCTGCTGGGTCTTTAAATCTAAACATCCTCAATGTATTGTTTATGGCATCCGCACGATCCACTTTAGCCTTTACTAACGCTTTTCCCGTGAAGCCCTGTTTTTGGAGATCCCTCATGGACAGTTCCCAAAGGTCCATCATAGTACTATTCATGGACGCAGCAAATGACCTTTCAGACGCCAGAGCCAATTTTCCAATCCCTCTAACCGGCTTCAACAACCTGCGTTTGACAGGTCCAGCATCTTGTCCCAATTCAGCCAGCCAGTTATTTATACCCGCACGTCTCCACTCAGCCCGGTCCTTGGAGAACCTACCAGCACTGAGAAAATTAAGACCGCTCTCTTTTCCATCTGAAAATAGCTCACGTCCCTCTGTCCTTTTATTCAACCTTTCAGCAAAACCTTTACTAGCATAGGCCCCAACACCTCTTCCTACATTTTTAATAAACACTCCGGGACGGCGGCCTGAAATAGGGGCTGCCTGTCGTCCAATTTGAACATCAAACGTCACAAACAGCTTAGCAGCATCGGCAAGAAAATGTAGACCCTTGCCTAACGTAAAGGGGGTAGAAGCCACCTTCTTATGAAGCTGAGATGCAACATCTGACCCCAGCACCTTTTCAATATGTGCCCACCCAGAATCAGTAGGATTTACCCCTTTTCGCAGAGAACGAAATGCGTCCTGAGCATCACTAGCTTGAAACACTTTTATGTGTTTACCCTTAACCGGGTAGGTCTTCTTGATGGCACGCTCAATAGTAGCCATCTCCGCCTTGTTCAATGGAAGAGGTTCAAAAGTAACCACTTCCCCAGGCCCTTTAAACCCCTTCTTTACAGCTCCTAGACCGCCAGCCTCAACAGCAGCAATCCCTCCCGCAGCTTGACGCTTCCTCAGAGCCTTCCTAGAGGCCTCAGCAGCCTCCTGAGAAACCAACTTCACACCTTTGGACCAATCCACATACTTCTGTGCCAACTGCGTCAGAGGGGCGTCAGAGCCCTCAGGAAGAACACCTGAGCGTTGAGGTGTAATCTGGACCCTCTGTCTCCCAGCCTCAGCAGCAATGTCCACACGTCTTTGTTCCCTAAGCTTTCTAACTCCTTTTCCAGCGGCCCCCGCAGCACGTAATCCAACAGGTAACAGGGCACTAGTTAAAATGTCTTCAGCGCTCCCACCCTCAGCAGCAGTCAATCCTCCAAGAGATACACCTTCAGCAACAGGCTTAGCAACAACACCAGCCGCCCCTTTCAGAGGGCTCACCAGCTTACCAGCCCCAGCAAGAGCACCAAAAGCCACCAGCCCTCTACCGGGGGCACCTCCTACAGCTTGATTCTGGGCCTCCCACAGCACAGCTACAGGTGTAGAAGGGAATGCCTTCCTTAACAGGGCTAACTGAGCAACAAACCCAGACACACCAGCAATGATGTCAGCAGCACGGTCAGTAATTCCTTCGGCTTCCTGCATCTGAAAAGAGAAATTGGCTTGCTCCGCTTGAACCTGCTTAGCTTGCACTAACAGACTCTCGTGTCTTTGCTTTCGAGTTATGGAGGACTCAGCAAGAACAGCAGTCTCTCCCGCATCCACACGCTCCTTGATTGCTTGTAGACGGGGGTCCTCAGCCACCCTCTTAGGTGACAGAAAAGCTCTCCGTTCTCTGGGAGAGATAGGCCCTTGTTCTGCACGGGAGATAAAATCCTCCACACTCAGATCCAAGAAGGCCCGCATTACTCCTACTTTACGGCCCCCGGTGAATCGATCAATCTGTGCTTTTACAGGGCCAGCAACCACCGTGTTAAACAACCCCTTAAGCGTTCTACCAACAAACCCCGATCTTTGTGGTTTCTCCGGTATTCCAAATGATGCACGAGAAGGAGACGACGCTAACCTATCCTGTTCAAACGAAGCCTCTTCCCCAAGGCTGGCAAACGGATCACGCCTAAGCGGCCCTGAGAGTCCCAGCTTAGCTTCAGACTCCTCATAAGTCAACAAACCCCCTCCCTGCTCACTTAACGTCTCATCATAGGTCTTAAGTGCCATCAAGTCTCCTATTTAAACAGATGACTCCATCGCTGTAGATATGCCCGATGCTCTGCGCGTCGGCCTTGAGCAACTAACGTATCCAGTATCTCCTGAGCTACCGCTTCCGTAGGTGGTCTCCGTGTCAGCAAACTATCAAAGTCACGGGTCACTTGCTCCGTCCGGGGATCGGACACACTAGCCAACTGCCTAAATGCAGCCGGATTATCAATTGCCAAATCCTCTCTTGCCTCAGGTAATCTTGCAGCGGCCTCAGCTTCACGAAGTTGTGAGGAAAAGGACCGACCTTCTGATTCCTTCCGAGTAGGCAAACCAGCAAACGCAGCTACCTCTGGAATAGTGGGATGCTTAATACCTAGGTTTCTCCTGGCTTGATCAATCACCGATTTAGGATAGATACCCTTGTCCTCATACTCTTCAATAGATGTCAACGCCGCCAAAACTTCCTGACGATCCCTAGTCCTGATCCTCTCCTCCTCAAACAAATCATTCTGACGCTTAATATCAATCTTATTAAGTTCCCACGCCTTGGTCCTCTCAAACCTCTCCAGCTCCTTCTCAGCAACGATGTCGATCTTCTGGAAAGCATCCAGACTAGTAAGAGCGCGTCTTCGCTCACTCTCTGCCCGATTCTGAGCAACCTGCTCCGCCTGAAACGCCAACTGAGCTTGAAGTCTAGAACTCGCAGCCCTTTGTCGAGACTCTTGGGAAGCCTGACGCTCAGCTCGTGCCCGATCTTCTTTTCGCCTGTCAGCAGCACCCGCTTCCTTAGCAAGCCCGACAATAGGTGCTAGAGATCCACGATTAAATACAATAGCCATTACGCAACTCCCGGTTCCGCTTGGATTGTCTTGATTATAGTCGGGATAAAATGTCCATCAATGTTTAAATCTATGGTGTCATCGTCTGTCTTTGCATTAAGAAAAACACCTTCAGAAACCAATAACCGGAGGCCTACCTGTGAGGCTACTGTCAGTTTACCCATGCCAAATTGCCGAACAATTCTGCTTACTGTTATTGTGGTTGGCGTTGTTCCCTCGTAAATAACGATGTTTGTAGCCGAGGCGTCGCTCACGTCCTTGGTTGCGAAAGCAAACAAACCAGTAATGATGAATTGGTGACCTGGGATCGGTGTGTAGAAATTGAAAGCTGTGCCGGTTGCATTGAGAGACTTGAAATTACCCAAGTCAAAACCACCAGACGCAGTTTCCAATTGTGCTAGCTCATTCCACTTGGCCCGCTTGCCGTTCCCAGCATCAAGGATAACTCTCACAGGCATTACTGTAACTCTTCAATAAAGAAGCCCTTCAGGATGATTCTACCTGACGTTGACTCCGTTTCCTGGTTAACCTGAATAAAATCATTCTTAATAAGTATATTTCCTGCCAACGACTTTGTTTTGGACTCAACAATAGAGCACCAAATGCCATCGACCTGTGTGCCATCTGCGACAGACTCCTCGTCGGTGTGTGCGTCATAGTCGAACGTCTGGTTCAGAAACTTACCATTCAGGTTAGTTGCCACAATGGCAGATCCACCAGTAAAGGCTGTCGTCGCATTCCCTCTGTTGATGCTGTAATCGCAGGTAACATTTGCCGGGAACACAGTAATCTCGGTCATAATGAGAAACAAGTCACTTGTGTTGCGTACTATTAAAACCGTATCCCCAATATTAATATCAGCATTAAGAGATACCCAAGAAAACGCTAATCCTAATTCCGATTCATGTTCAATTTGTTCTTGGGAAACTGCACGAACCAATGGCTCGCCTCGCCGAGTTCCTGGAACTTGCTTCGTAGAATTGTCGTGGACTACTTCTATGAGTGCCATGTTTAAAATTCCTTTACATCATCTAGAGTTACGGGGTCATCTACAATAGCATTTCCTATCGCAATAAGAACGTCCAATCTTCTCTTTATATCCTTCAACAACTGATGCTCGGTTATGGTGACTTCACCTTTTTTAATCTCTACTTTGGATGATCTGTTAGGCATCTATACCCATCCCTCTGTCGGCTCAAACGTCACATCCTCATCGCCGTCATCAAATATGTCGTATTCGGAATTTTCTCCCAACAAAGGATCAGTTCCATTAGGAATCATGGTCACCTTATTATTTGAATGGCCCGCGTTTATTACCACGTAGTTAGTTCCATCTATTCCGGCGGGAAAAGTAACCTTGATGACTCGGATATCAGTATCACACACAAGTTTGTGATCAGTATCCAGAAGCGTAGTGTCACTTGTCACCCTTCTAGTTTTTACAATCCTTCCCCCTTGCGTAGTAAAAAGGCCGGTAACAGTCAAGGTTCTAAAAATCTTATCGGCCGTATCAACCAAACCATTGATGAGCCTCTGAAACGTCCGCCTCTCTCTTACACCCGACTGTCTTGAATTAGGAGACAATGCCATTAGGACGACGCCTGTGAAACAAGATTAGAAATAAGTTCAAAACTCGGAACCTCTTCCTCCACGTCAACCAAAGACTGAGCCTTAGCCCCAAGAGCCGAACTTACCTGTCGTGTTTGTGACTCCGCAATACCCTTCCGTGCCACATCACCTACATTCTCCTCAAACCGTCTACCCAATGCAGAAACACTAACTGTGTTGGACAGCCCTGCATTCACCAAGGCCTGTGCCCCAGAAGCAACATCCCGCTGTTTCACACCTTCCAACCTCTCAGTCTGCTCAGCTCCGAACTGCTGGGCATTCTTTATAATCCTATCATGCAACTCCTGAACTTGCTCAAACCTCTTCTGGACAGCCTGCTGCGCGGCCACCCTCTCCCCCTCTAGGGCGTCAATGTACCCGTTCATCCGGGACTGGGCCACCCGCTGTTCACGAGCAAATGCCTCATACGAGGGCCTAGCAGCCGCACGGCTCTCATTAAAATCCCGACCAACAAAAGGCGCATGCCCTGTAGCAGACCACCATTCATCAAAACTTTGAACTGCCATAATATCTCCTAAGAGGATGCCCGTTGTACTAAGTTTGAGATTGTCCTAAAATCAGGAACCTTGTCTTGCACATTGGTCAGAAACTGAGCCTTCTGCCCCAACGCCTGCCCCAACTGTCTATTCTTATCCTCACCAATTCGCAACCTCTCAGGACCACCAACCTCCGCCTCAAACTTTTGACCAAGACCAGCAGCCCTAGTAGTGTTTGACAGACCACGATTAACCAAATCTTGAAAACCCGAAGCAACATTTCGTTCCTTCCTCTGTTCCAACCCCGCCAACCTCGCTTCCCCGGTCTGACTGGCGTTCTCAATGATCTGATCATACAACCCTTGAGCCTGATCAAACCTCTGTTGATTAGACGCCTGACTTGATTTTCTCTCCGCCTCCAACTGGTCAATAAAAGAGTTAATACGACTGTTATCAGCTTGCTTCACGGGGGCCGGGGACACCACACCACCAGCACCTACTGTCCCTCCAAAACCTCCGCCACCAAAACGACCACCACTAGTCGTAGTACCAAAACTGCCAAACCCTTCAAAATCACCCAGACCCCTGGCAGCAGCAGAAGATATTGCAACCCCGCCTCTACCTCCCCCGCCACCTACTCCTACTGAAGATGCTTCAGCACCGGGTGATATGGGGTCAACCTGAGTCTCTCTCGGAATAAACTCCCCAGTAGAAAACTCGTCTTTTGTGTGGCCTCGCGTCGGTGCAGTCCGAGGACTACGACTTCTAGGATCACTCGCAGGAAATTTAAGATGGGGCATTCTACTCCCGCCCTTCTTCACGTAACTCCGCCATGATCTTATTTATAGACCACGTCTCAGTAGCGGTTGAATTTTTAATATGTAGCATTAGAGACCTGCCTCTTGCTCTTGCTCGTTTACGATCCGACAGCCCCCCAGCAGAAACACTTCCAGTAACATTAGGAGTAGCCGAATCCAGTATATCCTCAATAGCCGTCTCAGGATCGTCAGCCGCATAAACCTCGTAAGTAAACGCATCAAAATCTGTGTTTGCTCCACCAGACGCTCCACCCGCCATCTCAAATCGTAATGCTCTTAACTTAATCACATCTTGAGGTTCCTGCCCACCACTCACCACCATGGGAATCGTCACAAAAGACGAGATAGCCGTATCTGATCCCCCTATGTCGTCATCTTTAGCGGCTCTGTCAACAAATCTAGTGTATCCATCAAAGCTTCCAAATACCAGTTGACGTATAGAAGAATCCTCACTATCATAGAACAAACTGGAATATACACCATTAGACACCGGAAAGGACTGGGGATAAAACCCGTTAAGCTTCAGGCTATAGAAATAATTAGAATTAGCACCAGTCGTAAGTGTTGTAATAAACACCCATATTCCCTGGTTCTCCCGATCATAACTCAACACCACCCTCTTAGTATCAGGGTCTAAAGACTCATCCTGTAGTAAATCGGGAAGAGCTAAAGTAGACAACGGAACAATCGTTCTAGACTGGATATCCGTGATAACAGAGATCCCTTGAGACCCCATGAAATACACACGCCCGTCACTATCAACACACCAACTACGAGGACCATACATCCCTGTAATTACTGACATCTCCGCAATTGACCCACCTTCCGCAGGGTCACCCTCAAACAAATGTATCGAATGAGTAGCCCCCACCAAAAGCAAATCATCATTCAAGGGTATCAAAGCAACAATCACATCACCAACCAACCCAGCACGTCCATCTTGACCTGCAATAGCTGACTGGTCATCACTTGCTACAAACTTCCAATCCCAAGGATTAGCCTGACGAGGCATATACCACTGTTCAGGATGAGCCGGATCTCCAGACAAAACCGTTCTAGCTCTCCAAAAACAAGATATCTCCGCCTTGGTAGGTAACGAACCATAAGTAGTAGAATCATCATTATATGGCGTCCAACTATACCAGTGCGGTGTTGTAGTAGCCTCATCCACTGCATCCATGTTAGCTGCCGTGATAATAGTGTTAGAACTAGCATCAATCACCGCCGTACCAGTCTCAAACGTCCCCGCAGACGTGTAACCATACACATAATGAATCGAGCCAGTCCAAAAGATGTAATCTACCACCATCGTAGCCGCAGATGCACCGGCCTGTGTCAACAGATCCCCGTGTACTGGTATGTTGGTTGTAATCTGCGCCCCAGCAGATAGCCTAGTGTTAACAAAATCAACCACATACTTAGTAGACCCATTCGCCACAAACACCTTACCTAGCCCAGCCGTAGCCTGAAGTGGTTTACTCGTGTCTATAACACCGGAAGCCGCAGTCAGTTCCGCCATGTCCGAAGGCTTAGTACCATAAAAAACCTTACTGGCACTGAACGTAACCAAGTTCTGTGTATACTTTTTGTCACTTGGAATAAAATCAGCAGAAGTCTCTCCATAAACCTCAAAATAAGAATCAGAGGCAGCCGATGTCCACGTAGACCCCGCGTCATCACTAGACACATTCAATCCATTGGCATACTGATCAGTACCCTCACCATATATAAACTGACCTGTCGACCTAGTATCAATCTTCACAACAACCGCATACTCAGTCGCATTGCTTAACGCAACCGGCGTGGTCCAAACAAAGTCAAATAAAGCACCGGGATTTCCAAAATCAACAGCATTATAAGGAACACTAGCCAGTATAGATCCAGTCGGCAAACTACTACCATCCACCGCATACAATTCAACATCACCACTTTTAGCTTCAACCGAACCTATCTTTAACTTAATAGAGGTACAAGTGTAGGCAGACGTAGTCGTAAACGTCTGACCACGATAGTCAAAATTTTGCCAATTCTGGGTAACCTCAGATGTCACCGTTGTAAAGGAATCTTTCAACGAAGCCATTAAGGAACCACCACAGCTATCTGAACCATATCAACTATCGGAGAAGGTGTAGGGGTAGAACTCAACAAGGTCGTAGACCACTTATCCAACCCAGGGCGCTGTCCCAGACGAATACGGTTTGCTTCCACATCAACCGGCATCACATTGTCCATATTAGGGCTCATGCCCCCTGGCTCCGAACCAGGAATACCACCCTTAAACACACCCTTGATAGGTAGATCAATATTGATACTCATCTCTTATCTCGCTTACGCCTAGCAGAGTCAGAGATGTTGAGAAGATCTGACCTAAGTTTGGGTGACGTGCCCTTCAAAACTCTCTTTGTACCACGATTGATCTTTTTCTTACCTGACAACTGCGTTCGCGCCTTGTCCCTAGCTTTAGAACCTCCTAACAGCCGACGTTGCAAAGCCAATCGCTCACCTTGAGACCGCTTCTGAAAACTAGCAAACGTAGGAACATCCCGCACACCACCCTGCCGAAACTTCTTCACCAGCGCAAGGTATGTCTGCTGCTCATCTGTCTTGGCTTCCAACTTCTTGGTCGCCCTATTCTTAGCCATACTAACCCCTACCTATGTAAACTTGTATTACCATCAACATTAGCTATGTCCGTAGCAAGATCAGTATCCGTTGGTGTACCAAGTGTAGCCGGTATAGTTGTAACCGTGGCAGTCTTAACAGTATCTAAATCGGCAGGCAAATTAGCCGCATCCAACTCAGCCAGCCGTGCCTCCGTAGACACACCCTCGGTGTATATAATCATGGGCTCCAACGTAATGTTCGCCGTAGCGGAGACCGCAGACAAGATAACCATGTCCGCGTTCGTCTCGGCTTGAGTCATATCGAATATATAAATACCCTTGGCGTCCGTGGCATCAAGTTCGGTTGGAGCAACATCATTAGTTGCCGCCGTAGCCCCACCATCTTTACTTATCTGGGCAGAGATGTTAGCAGCATCCCCCGTCTTCGGAGCATCAGCGCTTGTATCATACGCAAAAACAGCAATCTTTTGACTGGCTATATTTTTATAAATAGACATACTATGCTCCAACAACAAAACCACGCAAACGCCTAACCCTTGCCACACAATCTGCGGGAAACAAAGGAATAGATATCAAAGTACCAACATTTGAGGTGTCGGTATAAGCCAACATGTACAACACATCACTAATCTTGACCATCGAGTTATGGTTGCCAAGGGAGGCATCGTGCTCCCAGTCATCTATGTTAGCGATGTTGTCGAAATTAGAATCCATACTCAGCGTCTGCACATGCCCTTTAAGTCCCTTAGAATGGGCCACAATTAAGTGCGTAGAGTCAATTAACACTAACGAATTATGGTTAGCATTATCCGTTTCATAATTCAACGAATCAACCAGAGTTATAGTGGCTCCAGCAGTAGTAAAGCTAAACGTCTTCATGAAGCCTTCATTTGTAGGACTCGTATACGCAAGTGCGACATGCGTTTCGTCTATCTTCACCAACGAATTCCATAGAGCCCCCACAGTATCGTGCTCAAGAGAATCTACCTCAGCGATAGTATCTGCGGTGCCAGTATCAACAGTGAAAGTTTTGAGGAACCCGTCACCGTCCACGCCCGTAAAGGCTAATGCAAAAAGGGTATCATCTTTAATCAATGCCAATGAGTTATAGCTCACAGGTCCTGTAGTTTCATGCTCCAGGGTATCCACCAATGTGATATTATCAGCGGTGCCGCTATCAAAAGAGAAAGTCTTAATGAACCCATCGTCAGTTGTCCCGGCATAAGCTACGGCAGCAGTCGTCGCACTAAGCACTATAGATGACGTCCAAGCCCCATCGGCGGTCTCAAACTCAAACGTGTCAACCAGCGAAATAACAAACGATCCATCGATGGAGAATGTCTTAATAAATCCATCTCCCGACGCCGTATCTGAATATGAAAGAAAAAAATGCGTAGAATCAATCAGGGCTAGAGAGCAATGAATAGTATCTACGGTACTGAATTCCAACTGATTCAAAGACGTGACAGTTCGGCCTTTGGAGTCAAACGAAAAAGTTTCGATAAACCCATCCGAGGAAACTCCCGCGTATGCTACTATAACATGTGTGCCATCAATCTTGACCATCGAATTCCATGCGTTAGCACTAGCGGCAAAAACTAAACTGGATGAAGTTGGAATTTCATATTCTGCCATCTTTACCTCTATCTATGTGTGCTATTAGCCGTTGTAGACCCATTAAAATTATCATAATCAGACAACGTAAGAGTAGCAGATCCACCCCCATGAGCTGTGTCATCTAAAGTTACCTTATCCACAGCAGGATCAAAATATGAAGCCGCCACAATCGTTCGGGCATCAAACTCCGCCACTGTGGGGATATCCGCAACATCCGTAGGAAGATTAGCAGCGTCCAATTCGGCCAGCCGAGCCTCCGTACATACGGAAGCCAATGCAGCATCCAGCACAGTATACAACGCAGGTGGAGCACCAACCACCTGTATATCCGCTGTTGTACTTTCAGCCGCAATCAAAATATTATCAGCATTACTCTCAGCCTGAGTTATATCAAACACATAATACCCATCTTCAAGCTCAGTTGGATTTGTGTCATCAATCGCATTAGCCGCCCCACCATCTAGACGCAGATTACCTGTAATATTAGCCGCATCCCCCGTAGTGGGCGTATTATCTGTCCTTTTAAAGGCGAATACCACCCATTTTTGACTCGCTACATTCTTTTGCATATAACTATCCAGCCATCAATTGGTAATACATTGCCGGTGTTATCCCTGCTGACGCTGCGGCTACTGCCGTCCAAAACTCTATTGGATCTTTGCGAAAGTACCAAAAGGAATCATTGTAGAGTTGTTGAATTTCACCAGAAGTTAAAGCTATGCTGTAGACTTTCAAATTCTCAATTTCACCGGATAAGAATCTAGATCCATTAAAACCCTCACCAATAAACATTGAAGTATCACCATCATTAGGAGCTAATGGGGTTACAGCATCAGCTTCAAACTGACCATCAACATAGATTTTCGTGTTTACCCCATCATATACACCTACTACATGATACCATCTATCCACAACTGGAATTGTAGCGGAGAAAGCTGCATTATTGTCTGCTGTACCTCCTGTGTAGAATCTAAATTCCTCGAACTCCTCATTATTAACCATCCAAAAATCTATTGTCGTTGTATCAGTCCGCTTATAAGTTATGTCAGCAGTATCCGCCGAAAGTGTATTAAATTTCAACCAAACACTAACCGACACAAGCCCACCTAGACTAAACGTAGTTGTACTAACGGCATCGTTAACTCCGTCAAACGAGATAGCCGGACCGTTTCTACCAGAAACCCACGCAGTCTCTGCGATAAACGTCCCCGTATTCCCATTCCCACTGGAATCCTGTATTATACTTCCCCCGCCCTCATTCATCACATAGTCAGCAACAAGCCCATCAGGATAGACGACAGGCAACTCGCCAAGTAGCGGTTTATCAATCAACATAAGTCATCACCCAATAGATGTGACCTTGGTAATCCTGGCTCGACAAAACACTGTTGATCCATCGGGGTCAAAGTTATTGTTGTATAAGATACGCACACGGTCGTCAGTGCTTAAAAGAGGCACATCCACTTGACTGACAACTTCCGTCACAGCGTTATCGATGTCCCATAGAATCGAACCTGTATTTTGCTCATGTGCCAGACCACCACGGCCAATTGTAACAGTATCGCCAGCGTCTCCACTGTTAGCAGTTTGATAAACAATCTCAGAGTTAGCTTCAGTTCCAGTATCTTCAATGAACTTAAATTTCTTGTCATTGTCCATGTTAGCTGTCACAGGATTTGTAACTGCAATGACTGTTTCACCAATCGGTTCCGTTGCATCAAGAGCAAGTGTCACTGCCGTTCCAACACAGCATATATAGAATCTTCGCACGCTCCAATTATCGGTAGCGTCACTCGTGTCTGTACCCACTTCAACAATAACTTCAGTGCCTGTGTGGGCTGTTGTAGAGGACAGGGCTACATCAATATGCAAAGTAGCAGCAATGGAATCAGCTACGTTTATAATAGCCCCTTCTCGTAAGCCTGCTTGAGCCACCTCAGCCCACGCATCGACCTCCGTGGTAGTTTTTGTTGCGGTTGCCATTATTCACGCCCTTCTAAATCAGCCTTTAGAATTGCCTCTCTATTCGTAACAAAGACACTAGTAGACACAGCAAAAGCTTCATCGGCCTGAAATTTAGCCCAAAGTTCCTCAGCTACAGCATCACCTTCCGACACCGTCTGAATCCTAGCTAGTGCAACCACATACGTTCTAGGATTAGTAGGATTGGCACTATCAACACGAGTTGCGGAGATAGACGCCGTAAACTTAGATGTATCTATTGGTGTAATAACCGTAGTCCATGTAATTGCCATATCAATATCCAGTCACCTGAACCCTAAGAGTTGAACTAGCCACCAAAGTAGTCGCCAAAAACAACAACTTAGAATAACCGGCAAGCTCAACTGCCACCCTAGCAATACGATTATTCCCAGAATCAATCAACCCCGCTGACTTAGGCAAACCCTCAACCGCATTTGTTATGGTGTCTACAAAAAACAACGAATTATCAGCCTCCTGAGTACCACCCGTCAGAGTCAACTGATTCAACATCGTAAAGTGATCCTCACCTCTAGCACCCCACGTTTCAAGAACCTGAGAATCACCATCAGCCGTTGTCTGAAACCGTAGCTCAAGCGTGTTTACATACTTGCCCACGTTGTAGTACAAATAAGTATTCGTAGACGTAGCAGCAGGCGGGAAGTACTGATCCACGTCATCCCACGCCCTAGCCGTCACCGCCAAAGTAGTGCCCTGCACAGTAATGTCCGTTTTTAAAGTCCGCCAGAGTTCATGGACCGTTCTAAGTGAGTTGGAAAGTGAATTAACAGGCGGTGTCGCCATTATATTCTCCTAACTAGTTACCTTTTTACTTCTGTTAAAAGGCCGCAACCATTTCAACAACCAAGACCACCGACTAGGTTTAGACTGAGCAACTTGAACAGCCGCCTCAGCCAAAGCCGATTTCACAACACTAGTACCTAATACCGCCGAAGCACGATCAAACTCATCCTTGGCAGTATCCACAGCAGACTGGGCTGAACGACGAAGAACCAAACACTCGGCTACCCGTCTATCACGCTCACTCTTTTTACTAGACTTTGCATAAACCAAATGGTCTTCCATGTCAACTCCCTATTAGGTAGTAACTTCGTCAGCCGAAACCCAACCAACAACCGAACCCAACCACTTCAAGATTACATAATCAGAAGCAGCCGTAAGACTAAAATCAGGTCCCGTAGTTGTAGTCACAGTAACAGTCTCATTACTGCCCTCTGTCTCAAACACAATAGCCACGGTCTGACCAACAGATACACCATTGGGCACCGTGACAGTGTAGTTACCGTTAGCAACAGTGCTCTCGCACATAACAGAGCTGTCAACAATAAAGCTATCTCCAGGTAAACCAACCCGAACAGTGTACGTATTAGTAATATTAACTTCGTTTAAGATACCTGCCCGTGCCATGTCATACAGGATGTTACCAGTTGCACTCATAATCTATCCTCACTTAGTTTCAATGTTTAAATTTAACTCCATACACCGTGAACACTTCTTCCTTATGCTAATGTGCTCCTTCTCCAAGCCAGATATTATTTATGTCAATCGTAGACGCATCATACGGATTAACAATACGAGGCTGCCTTCTATGAAGATTACCTATCGTTGTATCCTCATCTCTTGAACTATCAGATGCAATTAGCTCCTGAACCAACCTATCAGCCAACTGAGTGTGTATATCAAGCTTATCATCATCCTGCTGTTCAGCCGCCGCAAGACAACTCTCTAGAATCGCCTCACACGCTCGTACACCTCCGACCAAAAACTCAGTTGTGACATCTGGCTTCAAAGGATCAATTCTAATAAAAAACTTAAACTCATACGACGTACTACCTGGCGTAGGATACAACCACATCTCATCATACTGCCCGGTCAAGTTATTAGTACCAGTCGGCACAACAGCATAAAAATATGGAAAAGACGAAAAAGATCCTGACGATCGCATGTCCAAAATCTGCTGCGGTGTTCGTTTTTCCAACGCAAGTTTGTATTCATCCTCACCATAAACCGGACGTGTAACAATCTCAGCAAAGTTCTCCGGCATCTGATACTGCCACTTACCGTTCTCCGATACAACAGTGTAAAGATCTCTCAAAAACGTCCAGTCGTATGCCTGTCCAGTACGCAGATCAACAGGGTACAAAAACCTCCTATACCCACGAGCTACAATATCTTTCACAGTCGTAAGATCAGTTCCAGTGGGCACCGTGTTATCGGTATACCCCAAGAAATCACTCACCCGCAAAATCAAATCATTAACAGTAAGCCTCAACGTCGGCATTAGTAGGGTCTCCGTGGCCTAGGCTTAGATTTAGGTTTTCTCTTTGCCATTCTTAACCTCCTGATCAGGTCGTACCCACCAATAAGTACTCGATCTTCGCCGCTTCCGCCGCGCCAGCATTCTTCCAGTGAATTATCCCACTCGGATTCGGTATCACCGCTGCGGGCTCGCCGGCCTTAATCCTAAAATCAGCATTAAACGTGGTAATAAAATCAAGATCCACATCCACATCAAAACTGATAGCTTTAATAACCAGCAACGTCTCGACCGCCACGTCACCAAGATCCAAAGCCTCGTCCGTATCAGCAACAGCAATAGTTCTATAATTATAAGTAGCCGCAGTTGGAGTTGTACCGTCGTCAGCACGATCAGAAAACTCTTGACGCTTACCAAGTCCTTCCATCACTGCTATAATATTAACAGTCGCTAATGCCGCCATCTACCACTCCAAAATTAGATACCGGGGAATCCTTTCCCTCAGCATCAAGAGGAGACAAGATCTTCCATCACCTCACACAAAAACAAGGACGGTGACCCAATTGCCACCGTCCAAACAACCGCTTAGGAAGCGGATTGATAAGCTCTAATCCAGTCAACAGTGACCGTAAAATCAGCCGCATTCGCACTCTTGTGATAAATAACCGGCACAAGAACAGACGTAGTCGGAAAGTCAGCCGCAGCAATGTTCACCGCACTTACCGCAGTTCCAGTAGACACACCGTTCACCCACATCTGAATGGTAGTACCGTTATAGTACATACCAACAACATCATAAGTATCAGCCACAGGAATAAAGATATTATCATCATGCTCATTCTGAGTCTGACTAGTCTCGTCATAGATAAAGTCTACGGCATTACCGTCAGCTTCCTTCAACTGATAACCAATAGCCCCACCGTCAACCAACGCAGCCGCATCAGTAATCGAATCACCATCCAAAATACGAGGAATGGCCAAACCAATGAAATAATTACCACGGGTGTCCGTAAGGGTCGATTGTTTAATACTTGCCTCAAACGCCCAACTAGCTCCATCCATCTGAATAGGACAGGGCCACTGAACTTCAACAGCCTGATTATCCGTAGTACTAAACAAAATCAACTCACCATCAGCATCTCCACCAACACGAAGTCCCTCAGTCGGAGTCTTACCCGCAGCAGTAGCCGCATAAGTCGCATCCACGAAATTACTAGGTAACGCCTCACCATGAGTAAAGTCCGTCTCAAGCAGAGACCCATGAAACGGGTTCCGTCTAGCGGCATCCAAATCAAAATTATCCCAGATAGCAGCCGTAGGCAACGCCGTAGCAGCACGACCACGAGCCGAAGGTGCAGAACCAGCGACCTTAGTTCGAGTTAGCTGAACCAACACAATACCAGCAGTACTAGACCGATCAACCGTCTCCACCGCATAGCCAACAAACCCATCCTCAGTCTCAATGGTAGTCACAGTAAAGGTAGCCGTCTCTAAATACAGTGGGTCCTTTGCAACAATGTTCCTATCCGTCCAAATGGGAACAATAGCACCGTCATACGATGGATAAATCTCAATCTGAAGAACACCATCGGTGTCATTCACCCAATCACCAGGAGCTACAACCCCAGCAAAAAACTTAAAGTTCGCAGTCGCCGGAGTCTCAACACGAAGATACTTACCTTCATTCTGCTCACCCTCAGCCGTAGTTCCCTGCTCAGTTGAAGCGGCCCCCGCCGTAGCCGGACCAAAACCAGTCCAGTTATCCGTGGTGTCATAGTTGTAGCACACCGGATACCCAGCCTGCAACTGCGTAGTACTTTCATAATTAACACTAATCCGTTTAGCTTTCGGATCTAGCTTCCAAGTAGTTCTAGCCATGTTCTATCCTTTCTTTATCAAAATCCACGATTAGTTAGACGGATGGTTAGAAACGAGGAAACCACTTCTCGCTCTGTCGATTGAGAACATCTGACCAGCATAGTCAAGATACCATTGAGAAACTAGATGCCTCTCGAAGTCCTTCGCCTTAACAATCTTGAAATCCCATCCCTTAAGATAGGTTGGGAACAGTTCTGTCATGTTAATCCCGACGATGGGATCAGTACCGTATACAGAGGCATTAGCCGTATCAAGAATATCAACCCACACTAGCGGAATCGCACCCGGAACCTTAATGGGAGACAACGGGTAATACTGATTCATAGGCTGAGGCCCAACATGACTATTCAACTTAGCATACAACTGATTCAAAGTCAGCATCACATTCTTGCTAGTAAACGTAGCATAACCCGTCTCAGGCACAGTCTTACCCGGAAGCATAACCGGAGGCTTAAAGTTAAGAGTCATCAACGCGTCGTTAATCACACGCAGCAAAGTCTCATCAATTAGCCCAGCATGATCTGCATAGTACGAAGCAAACTCAGGGACAACCGTTGCACTTGAATTAAGACCACCAACATCAAACGCAGCACCCGGAGTAGACCCATCGTTATAACGGCCCTGATACCCAGTAAAACCACCACTAGACCCCTGAGTGCCAAGAGTCAACCAGTTAAACACCGAATACGGACTGGTATCATCATTAACAGACGCCAAACCCGACCACGTAGCAAGATGGATCTTATCAATAACCTCAGCCCTAGCCTTCTTCCACTGAAGCGAAACCACGTCAAAAATCCGCTCCGGGTCCACGTTAGCCGAAGACTCGATGTCGTTAAACACCATGCCTCCGCTACAATGCTTGTACGTAGGAACATTATACTGCTTAGTAATGTTCTTTGCTACCAAGGTATCCTGAGCCCACTCACTAGCAAACTTCGCATTACCTACGGTTCCCGTAACCACAAAACCACGAAGTTCCTTACCACTAACCTTCATAACGCCCGGAGCATAAAGCATATTAAAAGCCTCATACGTCCGATACGCATAACTCAATGGCGGTTCCTTAACCATGAACCGCTCCAAAGTACCATTGATAATATCTCGATTATCATTAAACAATGGTTCAGTAGCCATTATCCTTTTCCTTTCCTAGAGCCTTCCAGCTCACACTCATTCCAAACCCATGGCCTTCATATCCTGCCGAATGCCGTCCAAGATCTCTTCACGGTCATCAGTAAACACCTTCTTGGTGGTCTTAGCCGTTCTTGCACCACTCAGCCGCTTAGATTGCCTATGCAAATCTTTGATCACACCCCGCTTAACTTCCGTCTCCAAATGTGTACCTTTGTACAAAGCAATCGCTTTGGACATGGCAACCTCGGTAGACAAGCCAGCATTCATAAAAATACGAGCATCATCAAACACCTCACTTCGGGCTTTTACTTCAGGAGAATTCGGAACCAACTGTCCCTTCAGCTTCCCACTGGGAAACCTGGGCAGTTCCGAAAACTTCCCAAACACCGAGAACTCTTCACCGGCCTTATCGAACAACTCATTAGTTCGACGACCAAGTTCCTCGTCACTTCGTTCTTTATCAACCTTCTTCTGGTCTTCCAGCATCTTCAACACTGGAGCCATTTCTTCTTTTATTCCCGCCTGCACTAACGCCTTAACATCAGCAGCGTCTTCCACAGATAGTTTTTCACCAGATTTAACCTCCTCGTCAACTTTCTCCTCCTCTTCCTCTTCTTCATCCCCTTTCATAGCATCCTGTATACTAGGGATCAACTCCAACAACTCTTCATTACTTCTACCCGCAGCAAACTCCACAATATCATCTTTAGTAAAGTTTGCTTCCAAAGCAACAGACGTAAACTCATCGGGTATGTCCGAGTCCTCAACTTCTTCCTTGCCCTCAACCACATCTTCCTCTGGTACAACCGCTTTCAAATCGTCAGCAATACCTTCAAGAATCTCTTCTCGATCATCAGTCGGCTTAGACTCATCAACAACCTCTTCCACCACTTCTTCCGTTTCAAGTTTATCCGACATGGTTGTCTCCTACTTTTTTTTGAGGACTTTCAGACACCATCACAGCAGGAACTGATTCCGTCTCCACCACTCCCTCAACCTCAACCAGATCAACATTGGACTCTGTAGGAGCAGGGTCCTTCCATATATCCTCCAACGCAGTAATCCTAGACTCAAGAACGTCCAAACCCACAACCGGAGCACTTTCCAACCTCTCAACCCTTACCATCGTTCCCTCAACCCTCACCACCAACTCATTATACACCTTAACGTCCACATACTCATGGGCCGGATACAAATCAGGATTAGACTCCTTTAACAGCTTCTCTCGGTCACCCTCCTGACCATACTCAGCATGACATTTGTGACATCGATGACCTGTCATCCATTGCTTCTCAAACCTGGCCTTACACATCGTGCATTGAAACATAATCTATCTCCTCTTAAGAAAGTTCAACATAACCACCACCATATTCACTCAGATATTTAAGTTTATCAGTGCGGTCTTTGATTACGGGCAGTAAACACCCATTGTGCTCCCTAAACTCCCGTCCTTTATGATTCTTCTTAGCCTCAGCAGCTTGATTAGGGAGATAACTTGCCCCATACATCCTCGTTCCGGTTTCACCCTCAAATGAATATGCCCTATGCTGGCTATCCGCAGTTCCTCCTGCATGGTCGGCAGCATAGGAATGCTCCGCCCTCTTACCACACAACCTACATTTACAGTGATCCTTATACTGACCGATAGACACAAACTTGACAAATTCATGTCTACAATGGGAACAAATGAAACTATATTGCGGCACAATACACCTCCGTCAAGTGCTTCTCAATCTTTACCTGCCTCTTCTCAAACCACCCGAGTTTAGAGTTACAATGGGCACACAATAAACCCCTAACCACACCCGTGGCATGATCGTGGTCCACATGTAGATCATACCCAGCCTCATCCACCGTCTTGCCGCAAATATTACAACCGCCATGCTGACACTCTAGTATGCTGTCGTAATCGTCCATGTTAATACCGTACTTGTGCATGTACACTGCGGACTTACGCCACCTAGGATAGGAATAAGCCTCCTTAACACACAACTTACACCAACTCCCTCTCCCAGTAGGGGATCGTCTATTCTTATAATAATCCTCTATGTGCGTATCAACCTTACACTTGGGACAAATCTTATACCCATCATGAAATTTTGGCATCAGTGAATCACCGTACTTTTAACAAGTTTAATCTGACCCGCCTGATACTGCCTTAAAAACTCCTTCAGGTTCCGACGCATCTCATCCTCCTGAACCTCTTGACCAACAGCATTAAGCACCCCCACCAACTCCTCAAAACTCATAGAATCAATCTTCGCTTGTGTCATCCCATCCAAACTTTTGTGTTTAGGTAAAACCCTCAGTTTTTCCATGGTCTCACTCCTCTTCATTTCTCCTCAATTTTGTACGCTTCTTCAGCACGTCATTCTTCTTTTTCTTGCTCGCTACAAAAGCATCCTGCCTGTCTTTATCGAGCGGAAACTTCTTCTTGGCAACTCTCTTCAATCTCGTGTGTGGCATCTTTGTAATCCTCATACGCTTCTAGTATATGACTCACTGGCTCAAAAAACACTACCCCAGGAACACTCCGATCTCCACCAACACACATCCCAACAATTCGCAGATCCTCATCTAACAAAACACCGCCGCTAGAACCCGGTGCGCCTACTACATCCACTTGCAACACACCAGACCAAACATAAACATCCCGAACCGAGTAGGAAATGTAACCCAATGTTATACTATCCGCGTACTCATAACCGTGAATACAGGACAGCAAATACACCTTATCCAAAACATCAGGAACTTCACCCCAATTGATAACAGGAAAACTTCCCGCTACCCTCAAAAACCCCACATCGTATTCATCGTCCCTCCATGACTCAATAATCGGATGCCACGTTCCATCCTGTGCTTCAACATATTTAAGATCTATTTCCGCACAATGACCAGCCGTAGCAATAAGGTTTGGTTCAATAGCAAACCCAGATCCCTGCCCGTACTCTCCAACCAGCAGCACCGTAGACGGCAACATACTTACAGGTGAACTGCTACGGTTATTAACCCAAACAAAACCAGCCGCAATGACTATCCAAATACCAACAACCAAGCATAAACTACGCACTAGTGCTCGCATCCAATGGCCCCTTTATATCACTCCCTGAACCTTCGCGTCTTTGTTGCTGCCCAAGATTAGCCAATCGGCTCACCTCCGATGCGCCCCGACTATCATCCTGCTGCCCAGGAGACTTGCTGGACTTCACAATACTATTAACTTCTGGAACATCCTGAGGAATAACTGACTTGTACCACTGCGGAAAACTATCAAACCCACCGTAATCCGCTAGCAGCTTATCCACTTGCTGAAGATCAATATCCGCACCCTGCTGTTGACGTATCTGCATAGTAGGCAAGATCCAAGAGGTCATCAACTGGAACAACCGATTATACTTCTGCTCTGGACTAGTCCGTCGCGTACTATACGGAATAACCTTCAACATCAACTGGTGCCACTCAGCCGCTTTATCCGCCGAGGTTAGAAATACCGGATACTCAAACTCCCCAACTCCAGGGATCGAAACCGTATTCAACACCTCAACATAAGTCGTAGGGTCTTCAGTTACAGCCCAGGACCACTTTCGTAAAATATCCTCTTCCCAACTCTGAAACCCGTTATAGAAATTGTTAACAATCCTACTTGCGTTCTCCACAACTAACTGCTCTTGACCCAACGTAGGAGCCGTAGGCCCGCGTCCACCCATTACATCGCTAGATGCAGTTCCAGACTTTGTAAATTCTGACTCAGCAAAAGACATCCACTCGTAGTTATCTTTGTTAGCACCTCCGAATGAAACCGTCTTCACCTGATCAATATTCTTAACCAATTTAACATCCATGTTACGGGCACTCAGTAAAGCCTCAGCAGCTTCTTTACCCGCTGGTTCAGCAACTATCACGTCCTTCTGAGACTCAGCTTGCTCCCGAGCAGCTCGTGCCATGATGTTCATAGTCACATCAAGATCATACCAATCCCAAGCTGGAGGAATTGGAACAGGTGAATTAGGAGGAAACTTGTAACCGAGATAGCTATAAGGACTTCCCGGACCATTCCACTCAATTGTTCTCAGCACTACTGCCTTATGCCCCATGGGCATGACAGTGTCGATTGTCCGATCTTTGAAGTTATACACATCAATGAAGGTAGACTGATCATCAAGCGCCAATTTATTCCAATCAATCGACTTCTCCGATGTCAACTCCTCCGTACTGTACTTAGTCACTAGTTTAGAATCAGCAGTAATCCAATCCGCCACCTGATTTCCATGTCGATCATGCCGAGCAAACAAATCCTTTGCATACTCGGTGGGCAACCGATAAATATCTCCCTCAAAAGCAAAATCTGTTCGTCTCTTAGCCGAAGGATCGCCAATATAATCCGCAGCTTCGATGATAGACACCCTAGGAGTGCCTACCTTAATCTGCTCTCCATCAATTGACACCCGGCGATCATACTCATAAAAAGTTCTCGCAGCGACACCACCAAACATCGAAGCAGTTGCACCCGGAATGAGAACAGTATTAGCAAAATCTTCCCGCTCAATCAAATGATTCAAAATCAACTTTAGATCAAACGCATAAGTCCTCAACTGGGGAGACAGAGGCTCAATCAAAACCCTGGGGTTGCCCTCCACTAGGTAGGACACAATAGTAGATACACCACGATTCATCAGGTTGATCAGATGCCAACGTGAATACCCCCGCTGATAGTACCCAGATATCCATAGGTTCATCAACTTCTGCGAATGATTAAGAGCACCCTCATACTTGGTTTGCCACGCGCGCGCAAGAAGCTGGACACGGCCTGCATAGGACTTCCTCACGTCCGGGCTATCTAATGTGGTCATAAGGAGGGTCCTCCAGGTAATCTATCACTAAATCCAAGTTTTTCTCCACATGACCCACGGCAAAATTACACGCGATGCACAACAATCCCCTAATCTTTCCAGTACTATGATCGTGATCAACCGACAAAGCCCGTCTTTCATACTTCTGGTGTTTACCACACATCGCACAACACCCTTCCTGGTGTTCAAACATGCGGTTGTACTCTTCCTCATTTATGTTGTATGCCCTTAACAACCTCCAGGTTCGGTTATATTTTGGATTAGCCTCCAACCACTTTTCATGAATCTCTTTTTTATGCTCCCGTTCCTCATCTGTTTTGAGTTTAAAATAATCAGGGTCCTCTAAAATCTTCTGATCTTTCCACTTCTTAGCCTTCTGTATTGCACACACCTTACACGAACTCGTCTTGTTATCTTGTCTGCCTTTGTGGTTATGAAACTCCTCCAAAGGCTTAACTTCCTTACACAGAATACACATCTTAGGAGGCCACGATACCAGAACTGGCTCCTGACCTGGAGAATATGGACTTTCCATAAACTGCTTATGAGTCATAGTTCTCATCTACAGCCCCAACTCTTTACGAAGATCATCCACGTTAATACCAGCCTCTTCCGTCAAAGCCGCCAAACTTTCTTTCATCTCAATCTGATCCTCTATCTTTTGAGCAGCGAACCACTGTTTAAAATCCAAGTTATCCATTATCTACACCCATTGCTTCTCATCTCTAGTTCGTCGGTAGTCAATCATCTCAGCGTCCCTCATCCTCGCAGCAAAGCTTCCCGGATGGATAATCCTATACTCCTCTTCACTTCCCTTGGCCTGCTGAGAGGAAGCCATTTCAGCTAAACCCATAGCAATAACACGATCCCCGTGAGATGCTTTTGCACCACTAGATTCAGTTATCATAGATACAGGGCCAACATCAATTCGTTTATCAGCAAACGTATACCCTTCCATCTCATTCATAGTCTGATTATCATACAATATCAGCCTGGAAAACTGAGGATTGTCTCGTAACGATTCACGCAAAGCAGCATCCAGTTTGTTCAACATGGAAATCTTCGTGCCGCTCTGACCCGTTGTATTTTTCCACCCGTAGGCATTAGCCCATTTTCTAGTACTGTTAGGGGCACCTTCTCGTTTGTACAAAGAATAATAACCAAGCTCATCTAAACGCTCGTAAAACTCTGGAGCCCCATTCTCTTCCCAATTAAGTAATGGAGGAACAGAACCACCAATCCAATCACAGAAAGCAACAGTCAACTCTGCAAAACTGGGTCGGGGATGATACGCGGTAACTAAAAGCCCAACCAATTCATCAGTGTTTACATCTTTAACAGCACACACAGAATTAGAAGCCCCAGTGCCTCTGGACAAATCAGCTCCCACAGCGTAGCTATGACCCTGTAAAGGACGACCATATTTTAACTCTCCCCACCAGGATACCAAACTCTTAGATCCCCCCAGAACAAACTCAACGTCGCTGATGGACTTATCCGACACTACATAGATTATATCCCCGCGATAGCGTGGCTCCTCAACCCTCTCACGCAGCTTGGACATCAAACTAAAATCAAAGAACGTCTCGGTAGAGCCAGAGTCAAGGCATAGAATGTTCTGTGCCTTGCCGCGCTCAGTGCGTCCTGGTCGTTTCTCGTCCGAGTCTAACCATACCGTCCTGTCTATTCCAAAATTGGACACCCCCGCGTCCGCAATAAATGAATACCCACCGCCTAATGTCGAAGTATCAACAACTTCCCCCTCCTCTACATCATCATATACGCCCGGATACGCTTTTTGAAAATAAGCCAAGTCCTTCATTATCACTTGTCCATCTTTGGGGCTTGAATATCGGCCATAGTTCTGATTCGGGCAGTCGAAGAAACTGAGTTTGATCGTATTATCTGGATGGGCGGCCATCGCCCTATCATAAGGGTGAGCCCCGCCCCACGGACCTTTAGTCGAATTAAAAATGCAACACTCCGATGTATCGGCTAAGTTTTCTAGCAGCCACGAGGCCATGGGAGGTTCTATCTGTGCGGCCTCATCAACCATAACCGATGTAGACCGAAATGACTTTCCAAAACCAATATTCGTCGTGTCACCGCGAACCGCAGAATTGTTGTCAAGACTTTGAATGAATAGCTTCTTTTTGTAAGTCTTGGGCTGCAAATACTCCGGTAGAGTGTTAATCATGTAGAGGAACTTATAAAACAGTGACTCCTCTGACCCAACTAAAACACCGTCAACAAGTTCACAGCCATCATCAACCAGTTGTTCCTTTCGAGATCCCAATAAAAACTTGCTGTTGGGACTCACAAGAAAATACAAAAGGTACATTCCTAAGATGATATACGTTGCCCCTTGCTTTCTACTCTTTAGAAAAAACAAATCTGTTGGCTCCCCATTCATACCTTTGTCAATCGCAACCTTGATTGCCCTGACCGCCTTCTCTTGGTGCGGCCATAAAATGAATGGTATATCTCTGTATCCTGGTCTGGATTGAGAATTAAAAGTCCACAGTGCCGTGTTAAACCACAAAACAGGATCAACAAAACACAGTGCAAGATATCTTTCCTTGCCCTTATTGCTCGACAGGAAGCTGTGAAGCTCCTTCCGCCTCATCAAGTTCTTGGCCCTGTTCCCCCGAAACCAATTGGCCAGCGCTTCTGGGCTCTCCGTTATTTTCCGAAAGTACCGAGTCGATAGCATCTACTGTCTCCATGTCAATAATCTCAGCCTCAATAACCTTAGCATATCCACCAGCCAACCGGTCTATTTGCTCCGCAACAGAGGCAGCATCAAGTTTGTGAGTGTGTGTCGTCTCAACCTTCTTTTCAATATACTGCTTAGAGACCCAGTCGTCGCCTCCCTCCTGCCTGTCAAGACACGACACTAGAAACATTAGCAATCTATCGTTCGATGGAATAGTTTTATGTGTCTCTTCAACAGTCACTTCCGTCCCTGGAATAAGCTCCAACGAACCATCTTCCAAAACTTTCTGCTTAGTAACTATTTTTTTATCAACAGTTACATAACCAGCAGCCGCTCTAATTCCCTTACCAATCAGGTATGCCTTAGTTAATTTTTTACCACTGTTTGTCGCTCTCTTAAACTCGGGGTACTCACGCTTCCATTTCTGGATATTATCTCGCGTCGTCCCAAAATAAAATGCAAGGTCCTTGAGCGTGGCACCAGCCGCCACTAATTTCTCAGCAACCCCAACAAGATCGGGACTATACTTTGTAGCATGCTGAGGATTGATTCGTGGTGATCCTTCAGCCTCCCAGTCCTCTTTAGTCTCCCATCTTACCATTAAGTCTCCCAGCTTCCTCTCACAGCTCCTCACAGCCTGCTGGAGCGACGATCTCCTGAAATGGCTACCCAACTACCCTTAAAACACTTCGGTCCTCAGAACGGCTCACAGCGGCTCTGAGAGTAAATTCGTGGTTTTATCTGCCGATGCCGTTATAACCGTCATTATCGTTACATACTACCTATTAATAAGGTCCACAGTATACTATGGCCCTGTATATCTTAATTCTTTTAACTATGGCACAGCAAAAACAGTGGAAGCAGTTATATTTGCTGACAGATATGTTTCAGCTTCCACTGACTGACTCAATTGTACCAGATTACTATTCTACTGCGCACCATGTACTATAGTCCCCCTATATATATAAGCGGGGTAATTGGGCTATTTTTAGAACAAATTTTGGAATTTTTGAAAGTTTTTTCATAATCCTTATTTTTGGACTAAAAACAAAGATAAATTTTTATGTGGTTATAATCTAAAACAATGTTTGCATGTGAGGTTCTCTTGTGTTAGACTTTATATAATAAGATTTACCATTGATTTTAGTCCAAAACTGGTGATGTTGTATTTATTTTTACAATTTAATGATTTTTCGTTTGGCATTTTGTGAATTATCCCGTTTAATATAATAGAGGCGTTATTTTTAAGGAGACAGAAATGTTGACAGAAGCAGAGTTTAAAATAGAAATGAATGAAAAATTCCATTTATTGTACGAAGAGCATAACAATAGGTTGAGAAATTGGCTCAAAAGTAAACTAAATGATGATAATGATGTTGATGATGTAATGCAAGATGCTTGGCTCAAGATCTGGGAAAGAATTATTAAACTCCCTTTTGGTGAAATGAATACGGCATACCTGTATAGCTGTTTGAAAAGTTGCCTATATGATTTTTTCCGAAGGCGAGGTGATGGTAAAGACCCCAGTGACCAAAAGTACAAAAAAGGCTTAGGGAAAAGATACAAGCTTCAAATGACAGGCAACAAGGACTTTCTTCGGAATCTCAAGGGTTACTGGGCCGAGCGTGTCATTCATGGAGACACGTCCCTTTTGAAAACCTGCCGAGAGTTGTTCGGCGAAGCTGATTCTGCTGGGGTCATGGACCCGACTGGCAGTGAGAAAGATGATTGGGCACTTGCAATCTTAGAAGCAGATGATAAACCTGGAGAGTTGTGATGGGTATGTACAGAACGTATGATGAACTGTATACTGACACGGTTCACATTGTCAGTAAGTATTTACAGTCGGTGTTAAGTGATCCTGTGTATCGTAAAGAAGTCATTGAAGACGTTTACATGAATGTTATTTACCACATGAACCAGCATCCTGATGAAGCAGTGGGCACAGGAATGGTATTACACTTTGTTGATGAGTGTCTTTCTCAATGGTATTATGATCATGATGAGGAGTTTCAGTCTGGGTATGATCAGTTGATCGAAGATTTCGAGTGGACTAACCCTTATTCAACAGGGGATGCTTAAGATGATCATCACGACCTATGAGGGGTTCCGGGATCTGACAGATGGGTGGGACTTTTCTCAGTTGGCATTTGACACTGAGACTACCGATCTAGACTGGTGGGAGCTGAAAATAGAGGGATTCTCTATTAGCAATGGGAAACAGTCGTGTTATGTAAACCTTAGTTCAGATGAGGAGTTGGCCGAATGGATCTTGTCCTGGTTTGTTCATCGACTCTCTGAAACTAATTTAATACTAATTGGTCATAATTTAGTATTTGACTTGAAGGTTTTGGCTAAATATGTTGGAATAGAGACCATTAACCACCTTATGATGCGGACTAAGTTGGCTGATACCTGCACTGCCTCCTACCTGATTGATGAGAGGTGTAGCCACAAACTCAAGGGTCCAGAGGGATCGGGACACTGCTGCGAGCGGTTTTTAGGTAGACAACCGGTTAGTTATGATGAGGCAATTAAGTATGGTGTTCTAAGCCCCGAGTTTGCTGAATATGCTGAGGCTGATTCTGTGAACACGTTTGATCTCTGGCAGTCCGAGAAGCCTATCTTGGAACGTGACGGGTTGATGAATGTGTTTGAGGTTGAAATGGACTTCCTTCCTGTGCAGATCGAGATGGAACTGACAGGCATGGTGATTGACACAGATCGATTGATGGTCATGGAGACCGAGTTAGATCTGATCAAGTGCTCTTTGGAAGCTGATCTGATTGAAGTTTTAGACCCTCCCGATCAGGGATACATGTTTGGTATTCCCATCGAGGCGACGCATATCAACTCTCCTACCAAGCTGCTCCCGGTGCTACAAGAGAAGTACGGTCTTAAAGGGAAAAGTACCGATAAAAAAGCTCTAACCTCAATGTTGGGCAAGCACCCCATATTTGAGCTTATCTTGAAATATCGGGCCGTGAGTAAGCTTCTGTCTACCTATATTGTGCCCACTTGGGACAGGATTAGAGACGACAAGAGGATTCATCCTAGTTTCCGTTCTGCCCGAAGTGGGAGACTTCAAGCACGGCAGCCCAATCTTATGAATCTAGCTAAAGAGAACAAGTGGGTTCCACAAGTAAATATTCGTAATATGTTTGTGGCTGAAGAAGAAAACTCTTTTTTAAGACCCGATTATATGGGACAAGAACTGCGTATCCTTGCCTCCAATGCGAATGATGAACGTATGCTGAACGCTTTTGATAAAGGGTGGGATGTTCACATGTTTGTTGCCAATCGATCATTGGGGTTAGGGATTCCAGCGGAACATTTGTGTGAAACCCACCCTGAGTATCCTGATGTACGAGAGAAGCATGACACATCTAGAACTAAATATAAAGCGGTAGGATTTGGAATTGCCTATGGTAAAACATCACATGGGTTCGCTGCTGAGTGGGGGTGTTCCAATCAACAAGCCGTAGGAGTGATTCAAAGTTATTTTAGAATGTTTCCTGGGGTTGAAAAGCACATTAAACAAGTACACAATTTTATTATTCTAAACGGATATTCGGTTACGGTTTCTGGACGCAGGAGACGGTATGACAAACCTATACGGAAGGGGGACCTTAGATCAGGGTTTAATCATACCATACAGGGTGGTGCCTCCGACCAGATAAAAATGGCGTGTTCTTTGATGTGGCGGTGGTTTCAAGAGTTTACCATCAAACCAAAGATTGTGTTGACAATCCATGATGAAGTGATCATTGAAGCACCTTCTGATAAAATACACTTGATTAAGGATCGAGTTGAGAGTATAATGTGTGGGGCGATGAAACTTAGATGCCCTGTTAAGGTTGAGTCCAAGATTACCCACAGTTACGGAGATGATTGATGCGTAAACGAACAAAGAAGGACCTACAGGTATTTAAGGATAACTTTGAATATTGGAAGCGTGAATTTGGGCTGACCCAATACTTCACACACTTTAGAATGGAAAGATGTTTGGACGATGCTGATGCGGATATTCTGGTAAACGAATGTGGAAAAACTGCTAGAGTTAGATTATCTCCTAGCCAGAGTATTGGTGGTGATGTGAAAGCAGACTTTGAGGACGGGGGACAGCATGAAGCTGTGCATCTTCTTTTGAGTCGTTTGGTTTGGTTATACGCTAATCTTTCTAAAGCTGATGGATCTGAGGTTCTTTTGGCTGAGGAAGAGGAAGCTGTGGTTAGGAGAATTCAAACTGCACTTAATAGTCAGAAAGGAACAAAATGAGTACATTGGAACATGCGTGGCAGATTCAATATGAAATGACATGCCAATTAAGTTCAACAGCAAGTAAAAACCGAGAGTTAGATTTGCTTCACATGGCCGTAGGTATATCTGATGAGGCCGGTGAAGTTTTAGGTCAAGCTAAGAAAGCATTTTTCCAGGGTCACCCTTGGAAGAAAGATAAGGTCATTGAAGAAGTAGGTGATTTATTGTTTTATTTAAATCGCTTTATTCATCTTCATGGGGTGACACTAAGCGAGTGCATTGAAGCAAACGTGGTTAAATTGAATGCACGTTACCCCAATGGATGGGACCCAGATAAGTCTCTTAATCGGGATACATCAAATGAACAGGTGGCTGTTTTTAATATAAAGGGTAAATAAATGAGTGAACTAAAAGATGATGGAGTACTAAGAACCTTTCCTACCGGAGCCACACGAGATACCTCTGAAAACAAATTGGATTTTGAAGCATTTCTTAGTCCTAGAGTGTTAAGACGTTATGCTAAGTATTTGCATGCGAATCGTGAGCAAAGTGATGGTAAACTGAGAGCTGGTGATAATTGGCAACAAGGCATCCCAAAAGAGGTTTACATGAAAAGTCTAATGCGTCATGTACTAGATGTGTGGGGTTTGCATCGTCAAGATCCTTTGTCAACCAGTAATATGGAGACATCTTTGTGTGCTGTGATCTTCAATGCTATGGGCTACTTGTTTGAAGAGACCCGAACAGAGAAAAAGATAGCGTGTTCTGGGAGCGAGGTATCATTGGATGGTTGCTATCTTGGTATTGCACAGGAGGTAGCAGAAGTTGATGCTGAAATGGTTCGGGTTGAATTTAACCTAGGAGAAAACAATGATTGAAGCCTACATGTGCCACCATATCAGAGGGCCTAAGGGGGATGATTCAACTCCTGAGGAACGTGAGGCTAACCGTAATGATGCTATCAAGGTGGCTAAAGCACTTGAATCCATGATGCCAAATTTATCTGTTTATTGCCCCGGAGGTAATGACACTTGGGGAGAAGTGGCTTATAGTAGGGGTATACTTACCATTGACAAAATTTTGGAAATTGACTGCGCAATCATTGACACGATGGATTGTGTGTTGGTATATGATAAGTACCCTACTAGATCCGGGGGTATGAAGGTAGAGATCGAGTATTGTGCTAAAATGAATAAACCCTACTGTAGTTTTACGCTAGTTAACTGGGATACCCCGCGTTATTTGGGAGTACACCTGCCCATGCTGGCAAAGAAGGAGCCCAAATGTCTGAAGTGAAACGGTTAATCTGGGATATAGAAACTGCACCAAATGAGTCTTATCTGTGGCGTGCAGGTTTTGGTTTGAATATTGGTCATCACATGATTAAAAAGGAACGAGAAATAATCTGTATCTGTTACAAATGGGAGGGAGAGGACGATGTTTGGTATGATACTTGGGACGAGGGTAGCGACAGACGGATGGTATCCGATTTCATGGCAGTTGCTTCAGAAGCCGATGAACTGATTGCGCACAATGGGGATCGGTTTGATATGAGATGGTTTAAGGGAAGATGTGTCATACATGATCTTCCTGTGCTTCCTCCTACTAAGACTGTTGACACTTGTAAGATTACTCGGAAGCATTTTGACTTGAATTCTTACCGACTGGATTATCTTTGCAAACTATTTTTTAATAAGGGAAAACTCAAGACTGATTTTGATCTGTGGGTACAGGTTATGGAGGGAAGCTCCAAAGCCTTAGATGAAATGGTTGATTACTGTTGCAGGGATGTTGTGCTCACAGAACGTCTCTGGGGACGCATAAGGCCCTATCACAAGCCTCAAACTCATGCAGGGGTCCTAAACCACCGATCCCGCTGGACATGCCCTCAGAAGGGCTGTGAGAGCGTCAGAGTGAACAAGACAAGAGTGTCTGCTGCGGGAATAAGGTCCCATTCCATGCAGTGCAAGAAATGTGGGATTTATTATTCAATTGCAGACAATGTGTTTGAACAGTACAAAGAAGCGAAAGGAATATGATATGTTGTGCCCTAAATGTGAACACCAGTATCGTCTGCTCGGGATGGACCCGGTGCAGCACATGGATGAATGGGATCAGGAGTTCCAGAATATCCCAGATAGACTTAGGATGTTTTGTCCGCACTGTGATCATGATGTATATTTACCCTTAGGAGAATGATATGCCATATATACCACCGATAGCACGAGATGAGCTAAGACTTGATTGGCGTGATGTTGAAACACCCGGTGAGTTAAACCACCAGATTAGTGTTCTACTTCATACCTGGCTAAATACAAGAGGTTTAACCTATAAAAACTTGAACGCGGCCATTGGGGCACTGGAGTGTGCTAAATTAGAGCTGTATCGTCAGGTTGCTGCTCCGTATGAGGATAAAAAGAAGGAAGAACATGGGTCTGTGTCTGGACTGGATGGAGGGGATTGATGAAGATAATGAAATATATATGGCGGGTTATACGTCAGTGGCTAAAAGAAGCAAACGAGAACCACAAAAAATGGTGTGAAACTGCACAGTATCGGGAGAAATGACATGCGGAACAGCTTGTTAACGTGGCTTACAAAGCCTGTAGTTTGTAGCGGCTTTAATCAGGGGTGTGTATGGGAGTGGATTATTGGGGCTGTAATACTACTTGTGGTTCTGATGTCTCCCATTTTAATGATATTTTTATGAGAGGAGGTTAAGCATGAGGTGGATTGAGTGGATTCAGCCAGCGGGCAAGACGGTAATGGACCCTGTGTATCAACGGGTGTCTGAAGAGACGGCTGTGAAGCTGCAAAAGGAAGCGTACCCAGACCACTCTGTTGATAATCAGACAAGGTTGGCTGATTTTATGACGATTCATTGGGCTTGGTTCTGTGATCCTCCTAGCACTGGACAGTTTAATGGAGAGAAATTATGAGTAGTGTGATGAGATCCATAAAACGACAGACGGATGAGGGTAGGATAGTTGTGAAACAGCGGCGGCAACTTACTCAATTGTTAAAAAAGCTCCGATCACAGGACACAGACGAGAAGAATATTAAGAAGCATCTGGGACTCGTCAGGGTTATAAACAGGCTCAGGGCAGCCAAACAACAACTGAAAGGACCTTGGAATGATAAGTCTGTATCACAAGGAAACTGATGGGTTTACAACCGAGGTTGTTGGAAAGAATGTTAGGTTTGGGTTCTGTTTTGATGGGATAGAGCTTGGTTGGTACTATGTGAGCAAAGATGAGGCTGATTGTGGAACTATTGACTCGGATGCACTAAACGTAATTTTAAACCTAGAAAGGGAGCAGGATGAGGATGCCTAACTTTATTTACAGATGGATTCGTAAACGGGGACGTATCCCCAAATGGGTTAAGGTATTGTGGCCAGGGATTCATTGGTGTTCGGCATGGCCCTCTTTTAGCCTTGTAAATGAGCGTGGGCTGATAAATCATTATCATTGGTGCTGTTGTACACGGGAGGAGTTTTTATTCGGAGCTGAAACTACACCTAGGCTATAGGGGGTATAGAAAAGGAGGATGAGATGAAGGTTATTATAGCAGGCAGTCGGGGTGTAACCGAGTTGAAACAGGTAGAGGAATCAATGGACCTTTCAGCGATTGACTTTTCTTATATAACTGAGGTGGTTAGTGGGGCGGCCCGAGGAGCGGATAGACTTGGGGAGGAGTGGGCCTTTGATCGTAATATTCTAACCCAAGTGTTTTATCCAGACTGGGAGAAGTATGGTAAGGGTGCTGGATACATTCGTAACAGGCAAATGGCTAAGTATGCGGATAGGCTGGTTGCGGTGTGGGATGGTCAGTCTAAGGGTACAAAACACATGATTGACCTAATGCGGGCTGCAAACAAACCTGTCTATATCCACACCGTGTTATAAGGGGGAAAAGGTTTTGATCCCTGAAAATATGTACAAGTTAGAGAACGTCTACGTCCCTCAGTACCACGCCTTCCTCTAGGTGGGCACCTACCCCACCACCCCTCTTTATAGGACGTGTACAGCCCCTCTTAGTTATAGGTCCTTAGTGAGGCGTCAGTGTGGCCCTGTACATCATCCTATCAAGATAGTAGAAAGATTTATGGATTTAGCTTGCATCTGTACTGGAGTGTTGTATACTGTACACAGAGCAGCATTCATTGACAATTGAATAGGAGGACACAGCATGACCATGAGCGAAATGTACATAGCCTTGACAGATGAGGGCTGGACACTGAACAAAGCCTATGATGAAATGAAAGCAACTGGATTCATGGGCACTAGGGATAGGTTAGTTGAGTATTTCAAGCTAATGCGAGCACTTTAAGGGGGATAAACCATGGACAGATCAATACTTATACTAGCATTCTGGGCTACAATAGCCCTGCTTTGATGCACCACACAAAATCGGATCTTGATCAATGTGCCCTTATGGCCTTTAATCAAGGTCTCTTTTTATACTCCCCCGGAGTCAATTGGTATTCAGGCCCTTGAAACAGCGTTATTATAAGAATGGAAGGATAGAAGAATGGATGAATCGCTCAGACACGCTATGATTGTACTATGGGTTGTACTGATTATACTGGTTACAGCATATCTTAGGGAGTCAGAACACCGTCACTAATCACCTCTAAACCCTCACTTCCTCTCAGAGCTCCATAAAGGGGCCTACAAGCCACGATCTATCCAAGGGGTACTTTGGTGCCTATTTACTGAGATCGGGCCTCTAACAGGCACACAGGAGCTCCTATTTCGACGCTGATACCATTCTTAGTCCCATTATGCTATATGTGTGCTAGTAAGAGGTATAATATGGTAAGTTTTAATATGGCACCATGTTCCCTCTGTCATCTCTCTGTTGTTCTATCTATCCTTCCTGTACTCTTTCCCTGTTTTCAGCTCGCAGATGGTGTTTACAGCTCGGCCTTGTTGCAGAGAAGGGGTTAATCCTTGCAATAGATACAAGAGGCATTGACCGCAAGTTGTTCGTGAAACTGTCATCTTTTGACAGAATCAGACCAAAAGAGTAGAATAAATGTTTTATTTAGCCCCCAATGTGTTAGACTATGTACAGCAAGGCTTCGGGGATTGGTGGTCCCGTGTAAGGGTTGATAAGACCAATAGAGCACCTCAACAAAACGAGCCTTGTATTGTTGATTATTCATGGACAATTGAACAGGGGGCAGAATATGAGCTTACTGGATTCTATGGAATCACATGACTTAGGTCCTAAAGACGTCCCTATGAGCACATGGGTATACATAATGCGCCAACACCGTAGAAGCCTGGACCAATCAGAAACATCAGGCACTTCATTTGCACCATATTCGGACTATGAGGAGTATTGGGCAAGCAATCAGATTAAAACTTGCCTTTCTTGTGAATCAAAGTTACCGCCAGTTAAGTTGTATCAAAGTTTGGCTTTTCCGCTCAGTAAACCGTTCTGGCGTACTGTTTGTCCATCCTGTAACTGGATGTCAAAACCCATTGAATAGTTAGGGAAAGGGAGTGAGCAGAATAAACTTGTATTTTAGCCCCGAATAGCTTACACTTTACAGACGTTGTCCATGTGGACGACATCGCTTTCACAAAACTAAATAGGGGGACAAACCATGACTACTGCGGAGTATTTAACCACATTAAGTCAAGAAATTTGTCAGGACAATGAATGTACGGAAGATGAGCATAATTGTGAGTCATATGCTTACTTTAACCGGACTCCTGAAGGGTCCCATGAGTTGATGGACGTATGTATCTCAGACTATTGTCAATGTTGTTACGACGTTGCCGTACCCATGCCGTTTGAGGGTAATAGTGATGATTTGCTCGATCAAATTGAACAGTGGGAAGATTAGGGACCAATGGTGGCCATAAGGGGGATAAACCATGATAGACTGGAATTCAGTAGATTTGATTGATATTGTAGAAGAATACGCGAATAGTCAAAACATGTACATTGGCAATCGTGATTATATGCCATGGATAGAAGCAGAAGGACAACTATCAGAAAGATTTGACAGTGAAAATGAAGATTGGTTACACGAACACAGGGACGATGAAATTGCAATAAGTGAAGAGTTTAACAATTGGACAGACGCAATGTGCAAAAATGGGGACCTACACCCCGAACAGTATGATAAGTATTGTTACGTAGGTAAGTATTCATAGGGGGTCAGTATGAAAATTAGACACAACAATAACTGCAAGCGGTTGTTCAAGCAATATGATACTACATGTGCCCGTTGTCGAGAGTTGAAAGCAGGCGCAGCTCCAAGACCTGTGTGGCATGGCTATCTAGCAGATGAAGGGGCAGCAAGAATCAGAGAACTACGTAGATTAGGGGTTTAAATTATGTCTGAACAGACAAATAGTGGTGGTATTGGGTTTTGTGGGCTGTTAGCCGTTGTTTTTATAGCCCTAAAGCTATGTAAAGTGATAACTTGGTCGTGGTGGTGGGTACTGTCCCCACTCTGGTTAGGATTTGCTATAGCTATGTTGATCCTAGTTGTTTTGTTAATTATCAAGAAGCGGTGTTGGCCGCCCTGGAAGATGGTGTGCGGCTGCCAATAGAAACCTGGAACCAAGCAGAAAGGGACAGAACATGAAAACGAGTAAATTAAAATTGGGTATGATTGTCGAATATCGTGATGGACGTAGGCGCATGGTGTTTACGCAAGATGACAAACTTAAATTTAAGGGCTATAGGGGGAACAATAGTTCACTACATTACAATGATGATTTACTTGATAAAGACGGTGATTCGGGTTTAGACATCGTAAAAGTGTGGTCATCAGATTGCTTTATGTTAAGAGACATTGACGGAGATCTTGGAACACCAATATGGACTCGTGACCCTGTGATCAAGCTATCTATAGATGGCAAGGATGTCGTGTTGTCTAAAGAATCCGAAGAAAGTATTCGTCAATCATTGAAATGAGCATAGAAACCACTGACCAAATAGACTGGGGACCGCCTACTGTCATTTGCTCTGCGTGCAATTGTGTGCATGTGGACGGGGATGAGTGTCCAAGCTGTGAAAGGGAAACATGAGCTGCAAAATTATCCAGCATAAATGGCCAGAGTCTCTTGAATTAAATGTTGGTCCGGTTGATCTGATCTTTGCTGATCCTCCATACAATCTAGGTGTGAACTATGACAGCGATAAAACTGAAGATCAGCGGGATGAGGTTGATTATCTAAAGTTTTGTTGGGCAACGTCACGACAGTTACTAGACATACTGAGGCCTGGGGGTACACTATGGTGGTTATGTGACGCAAAAGATCTTATGACACTGACCTGCATTTCGTCTGCGCACGGCACTTTGTTGAACGGAGCGCCTATCATCTGGCATGAGCGATTTAGTCAATATCAACAGAAACGATTAACTCGTGATTACCGACTGCTTTTTCCTATTGTCAAACATGGAGCTGAGCCTACTTTTAACCCTGATGTTATTAGGGAACAAAGTGTGCGCCAACAAATGGGGGACAAGAGGGCTGATCCAAGAGGAAAGGTTCCCGGCCATGTTTGGGAATTTGATGTGCCTATGAACCTGGCAGAAGACGCTTATGAATTGGTAGATAGTGTGTGGAGAGTACGCCGACTGCAAGGAACATCCAATGACCGTGTCAAATGGCACCCGGCACAACTACCCCCTGAACCTTTAGAACGCATTGTAAAGGGCTGGACTAATAAAAGAGATATTGTGCTAGACGCCTTTGCTGGCTCTGGAAACATGGGGTTAGTGTGTCAAAAGCTTGATCGTGAGTGTATTTTAGTGGATCAGTCTGAGAAATACTGTCAAAATATGGATGAGCGGTTGTTTGGAGTAGGACCATACCATGATCGACCTAGAACTTCGTAATTGGCGATGCTGTTCTTGTCGCAAAGTGTTTCGTGTGGTGAAAGAACCCCCTGTTCTATGCACAGTGTTAGGGTCTTATTGCAGTGTGTGCCGAGATTCTTTGGAAGAAAAAGAAATAGTGGTTGACATGCCACGTAATAACTGATAGGATATAGAAATGATATCTCTAAAATCCTTCATCATTGGCAGCAGCGATCCTAACAAGTTCACCCCTGGCTGCGCTGACCTGGACCGACACCGACCTGGAGACTGTTTTAGACACGGAACTTGTGTGGTGATGGACGGTCAGTCTTGTCTGTATTTTGAGAAGGCAGTTCTTCCCACTGCGGCTGAAACGGGAAAGATCATGGAAATGACGGCCCTCTATGAAGCTAAAGTGGGAAAAATGGCCCGTCCAACCAAGGGAATGGCACGTGCTGACCAGAGATTATGTGACTGCGGCGCACCCTTGGCACCGAAGCGAAGATACTGTGAGAAATGCCGGAAAAGACGTGCCAGAGAGACTTACAAGCTGAGTAAGAGACGATCAAGGCACAGTGTCCAGAGTTAAGCATTTTGACCTCTTGTCAATAAAGGACTTATGAGCGTTTATTTGAAGTATTGGTCATATGGGTGCCAGAAGCCAAATGTCCAGAGTTAATATGAAAAATGAGGCTAACAGAAAGAATGAAAAGAAAGGGCATAAAATGTTTGAATTTCTAAATGATATCGGTAATTATAGTCAAAGAGTTGTAGCCCGACATGATCGTGAAGATGGGATTACGGTGTCTACTGTTTACTCGTCTGATGAAGGCTATGAGACTGCCCTATTAGATGTAAACGGTACTTATCCCGTGGAGAGATATGAAACCAAAGAACAGGCGGCCAGTGGGCATGAGAAATGGGTAGAATTCTCTAAAGATGGGTCGGGTAAGACTATAATGCAGTTGGGCGGTATGGGTGGTCTTGTAGGACCAGAAGAAATAATTCTTGAGACATAAACCTCCTTCAGCTCGGGTCCAATTGAGCGAAAAAGAAAGACTGGACATGGACAGGTGGCATTGACGGGATACAGTTTCCCTGGATCTCAATGCTAGGGCAGTGGTGAGTGTAACCCGCTGATGAGGGTTAAAATCCCTCCCTGTCCTTTTTATTGATTCTATTTTTTTTCAGGAGAAAACATGAATAATAAGAAAGAATATAGCGTCACCCAGATAACCGTCATACCTCCTACAGACGGTGTGATTGTTAGAGTGGGTAGTTTAACCGTTATCATAAAGGAACAGGTTAACAACGATTCAGATATTCAAGAGGTTGCAAAGGCGTTTAGGCTCGCTTTGCAGGCAATGACCTATTCAGATGTGGTGATAGACCAGATCATGGTCGAATAGGACTGAATCCTCTCAGAGGCCGTAGGAGCCTGTTGGGCGATCGATCTCCTTTGAAGGCTGTTGGGTAGCCATAAACAGAGATCGTGCCTTGTACCCCATCTCACGGGCTCTCAGATGGAAGCTGTAGTAAATGAGGTGATACATGAGCCGGATTCATGATGAAATAACTAAATATGACTGGGGAGACGACACACCGGAGCATAAAACAACCTACGCCCTGATTGCATTGATTGAACATCTAGAGGATAGGGGCATTTTAAGTGAGACCGATGTTGACAAACTCCTAGAGAGAATGTGGAATTTATAGCCTAATGAAAGGGAAATATGATGATCACACTAAAGACATTACCCAAAGCATCAATACAGCGAGTGTTTAACCAGGTAGCAAACCATTTGTTGAAGCAAGGACGGAAGGCGAGCAAGAATGGATTATGTCAGTATCTTACTAAAGACGGATCAAAGTGTGGAATAGGGTCTCTGATAGGAAAACGGGAATATAAACCTATCTGGGAGGGACAGGGCTGGCAAGGACCTCTTAACTTTGGTAGAGATTGTAACATACCGTATTCGTTTTTTGAGGAGATTCAAACATTGCACGATGACACGAATGCTCGGTCATGGCGAAAAGGCTTGAAAAGCATTACGGACCGATTCGGGCTGTCTACCAGATGGATGAAGGAGAAAAGATGAATGAACAAACAATACAAATGATTCTGCAATTGGCTGAACAGGGAGGGTCAATGGCTTTATGGATGTTTATGGTGGCGCAGCTTAGACCTATAATTATATATGGAATGTTTTTTGGGTCCGCATTGTGGGGAGTTGCTCTTATTTGTAAAGCTTTTTATCATGGGTTTGAGGTGACAGACCGCAACAATAAGAGGGATTGAGGATGAGCGGTCTAACTGAACGAGGGCACAGGCTGATAACCCCGGAAGAGTGTGGATGCGATGACTATTATTGCAACATTTGTATTGGCGGGTTAGGAATTTGCAAATGGTGTAATGCCGCAGAGATTGAGCTAGAGCAACAAGATTGTCCAGGAGACCCCAATGTCTGACCTGATTAAGAACATCCAGCAGCAATTCGGCGCAGAGGCTCTCCTAGACATGTTCACTGGAGGACCAAAGGTGGAGACCATTTCCACTGGCATTCCCACTGTGGACCATGTTCTAGGAGGTGGTGTGCCGAAAGGCAGGTTCATTGAGATTTATGGCCCCGAGTCATCTGGCAAAACCACACTTGCGCTGTCCATCATGGCACAGACAGAAGGACAGGTGGGGATGATCGATGCAGAGCACAGCTTTAATCCGGTCTGGGCGCAAAAACTAGGGCTTGATCCAGATAGACTTTTATTATGTCAGCCCAATTGTGGTGAACAGGGTTTGTCAGTTGCGGGGGCGTTAGCAGAATCAGGAGAGGTTCCGGTGGTGCTCATTGATTCCGTAGCTGCGCTGGTTCCTAAAGCAGAGCTGATGGGTGGTTTTGGGGAGGCGCACATTGGGCTTCAGGCGCGACTGATGGGGCAAGCGATGCGCAAGCTGTGCCCTGTGTGTGCTCATAGTGGGTGTACCATGCTCTGGATAAATCAACTAAGGTACAAGGTCGGAGTAATCTGGGGCAGCCCTGAAACGACAAGTGGTGGAAATGCACTAAAGTTTTATGCTTCACAGAGAATTGACCTAAGAAAGGGTAAGAAAGAGGAGGCTTCACAGGAGGTTAAAGTCAAAGTACCCAAGAACAAGACCGGGACACCGTTCAGATCTACCACGTTTGACATTTATTTTGAGCGGGGAATAGGAAAAGAAGAGAATTTGATTGACTTGTGCGTAGAACTTGGTACAATAGAGAAGGCTGGGGCTTGGTTCAGGTATGGTGAGATCAAGCTTGGACAAGGCAAAATCAAAAGTGCAATGTTCCTTCGGGATAACCCAGAATTGGTAATAGAATTGAAAGATAAGATATGAGTGATTTTCCCCCAGGCAAAACAGAAAAAGATAAGCCAATCAAGATGTTTGAGTTTCATTGTCCCGACTGTGGAAAACAAGGAGGACATTCGTTTCTGTTTGAAGACGGTTCCGAGTGGGGTCAATTTATACCAGGGCTAGAAAATAAGTTGGTGTATGAGAAAGGTTGCACGACGTCCACTACCGGGTGGGTGGAGTTGACCGGACATGTAGAAAGAAATTTATGAAAGGAAAGACCCATGAGATTTGACGATGAAGGTTTAGTGCATTACAACAATGAAGATATACGGGATTTTGCGTGTGGTACAATAATGGCTGCATCTAGAACAACCCAAGCAGCCAAAGAATGGGTGGACCGACAATGGACTCCTCCCAAGATAGGGGATAGGTTTACTACGAATGGAGTTGGAAATGTTTACATGCTTTGTCATGTCGATAACCAGTGTGTCTTAATCGAACATACCGACGGAAGAAATTGGCGGTCTCCTGTTGCAATTAAAAGCGTCCGTAATATAACAAAACAAGAATGGGACGGAATTGCTGGAACTACATACACATTCACCCCATTGGATAAAACATAATGAAGATGGTAGTGCAGATTGAAACAGATAGCAGAAACCGAGTACATATAAACCTGTCGGTGACGTATGGTATAACTACAGTGCGAAAAACAGGGACATGTTCCTTGGATCAAGCGTCAGCGACACTGAAGAACATGATAGATCGATGGAACGCAGAAGGAGATACTAATGACTAACGCTGAACTGTTTAAGGAGCATAAAGACTTCTTGAAGTTCGAGAAGGTGACGCGCAGCCGAACCAGCCGTCCAGACCTGCACGCTTTTCTTCTGCTGGACGAGTTGTTTCCACAAAGGATTGAATGTACCGGAGATTTGATAGACGGAGCTGAACACGATCAAATATGGCTTAGCGTCAAGGAACATCAGATTCAACAGTTGACCCCAGAGCAGATAGCAGAGTTGTCTATGTGCGGTGTTTGGTATGATGAAGAATGTGACAGTTTGACCATGTACGTATAGGAGATACTGTGAAATACACAAACAAATACGATTTACCCCCACATATAATTGATATGTTAAATCTGTCTGAGCGTCCAGAAGAGGGGGTGATTCGTATAACGTCATTGATCGATAGCCCTTTGATCCGACGGCTGATGATTGACAAGTGGGACCAGATCAC